TCGATGTCGCAGACCTTCAGGGCGGCCCGGGCGAGGGCCTGGAACCGGTAGAACGACGGGGTGCTGTCGCCGATGTCCCGGGCGATCTCGGCCAGGGTGTCGAGGAGCAGGGCGTCCTCCAGGGAGTGGGCGCCCTCGTAGTCCACGGTCGCCAGGTCAGCGATCGTCTGGACCCGGTCCCGGATGTCGTCGGCGTGGAGGGCCATCAGGCGCTCGTCATGGTGGTGGTCTGGTAGATGACCTCGGCGGCGGCGTGCCGGGGGGAGTAGGCCAGGGCGATGTCCTCGGCCTGGGCGATCAGGGCCTGGGCGCAGGGCCGGAGGTCGGTCCGGTAGACCTGGTCCTCCAGGACCACGACCCCCTCGACGAAGACGAGGATGGTCGGGTACCCCCGCCGGGGGTGCAGGGTCCGGACCAGGACCCGGTGCTCGGAGTTGCGGTAATCGGTCATGGGCCCATCTAAGCAGACCTGACCGGGTCTGTCCAGCCCTGCCTACCCGGTCTGTGGGTACCGGGCCTCCAGGAAGGCAGCCGAGGCCGCCTTCGCCCGGGCCAGGACCGCGTCCACCCGGGCCTCGTCCGTGATCTCGAACCACTCCGCCGTGGTGGTGCTGTCCCCGTAGGGGGAGAACTGCCACTCCCACCACTCCACCGGATCGAACCCGGCCACCTTCAGCCTCTTGCCCGCCGTGGAGGCAGCGAACCGGCAGGGCGCGCAGCGGCAGCCCCGGGCGTGCGTGACCCGGTTGCCGTGGGTGGCCTTCGGCCCGAAGGACACGACCCGCTCCGACTCCGACCGGTCCCTGATCCCGACCACGACCTCCAACCGGACCCGGTGATCCCGGAGCCCCACACACCACCGGCAGTCCGGGTCCTCGCATTCGTCCTCCGGGGGATGGTCCAGGTCCCGGAGGGTCCGGATCAGGGCCCGGCGTGCGCTCCCACCGATCCCGGCCCAGGCGCCCCCGTTCGAGGCTTCCCGGACCGGGGTCCCCACCGTGGACTCCACCGCGCAGGGCCTCCAGACAGGGCAGGTCGCGCAGACTCGTTGCGCGGGGAGGATCGACTGGCGGGGGCCCGGGTAGAACATCCCGATCTCCTCGCCCAGGCACGCGGCATGGGCCCTCCAGCCGGGGTCCTCGTCTTCGCTGGACACGGGTGTTCAGGGTACTTCACCTGCGGCTTTCCGGTCAGCCTCCTCCTCGGCTTCGATCAGTCGCAGGGTCTCCGGGTCCTTCTTCAGGGCCATCCTCTGCTCCGCGGCTTCCATGGCCTCACGCGCAGCGATCAGTCCCTGGTGCCAGTCGCAGATGCCCCCTGGTGCGCGAGGACAGGACTTGCACGGTTCGATCTTCCGAGGGGGTTTCTGCCACTTCATCGGTCTCCTCCTGTTTCCGGGCGCGAGGACCCACCCATTCGTTTGGCTAGGGAAACGGACAGGCTTTCGCTGATGCGGTGAGGTCTGTGGGTGGTCCGACCCTGCTCTCGCCAACAGACCCCTCTCGGGACCTGCCACGCTCCCCGCTTTCTCCGGTGCGGAACAGACCGTGTCTCGCCAGGGGCTCGATCCCCTGGGACCAGTCGAAACCCCTCGCTGCTCGGGGACTGTCTGGGACTGATCGCTCTACCCCGGGTGGTCCCGGGGGCCATGTACGTAGCGCGTGAACCCACCTCTCGGAGGGCCGAACGGATGTCGTCTGCTTCGAGCAGGTTCAGCGGGTAAGCTGCGGGCGACGTGTCCAACCTCGTCGCTGCGGCCCCTGCCTTCGGGTGGGGGCCGTTGCGCGTCCCGGTCAGGACATGGCAGCCCCGGACTCGAATCTCATCGGTGGCATTATCCCACTCTGAGTGAGGCCGTGCAGTCCCCAGGTTGTCCCCAGGGTTATCCACAGGGTTGAGGATCACCGGAAGACTGCCGGGGCTACCCCGTCCAGGTTCTCCCCGGCCCGGCGCCGCAGGGCCTCCTCCCGGTTCCCGGCAGGGGGCATGGACCGGAGGGCGTAGACCTCGGCCACGACCTGGAAGATCACCATGCACTCGGAGCACCAGACCTCCACGGAGGAGAAGCAGACCTCGTGCTCCTCTGTCCCCTCCCGGTGGTCCAGGGGACCTGCGCAGGCGGGGCAGGTGATCTCGAACCGGTACTGGAGGGTCACGAGTCCACCGTCCTGCCTAAGGCCCGCTCCGCTCGCTCCAGGGCGATCCGGGCGCCCGAAGCCTCGGTAGTCCCCCACACGTCGTTCCGCAGCCAGGAGACCTCCCAGGTGGCATGGGTCCTGGAGCCGGGCCGGACCAGGGTCAGGGCGAACCGGTCACATCCCACCGACAGTTCCTGGACATCGACCAGGTCCGCGGCGGCCCGCCGGACCGCCCCGATGTACGAGAAGCGGACCCCCCGTGGGGGGCCCAGCTTCCGGCGGGGAGCTTCCGGGGGGTTCAGGACCAGAACCCGTCAGCGTTCATGGTGGGCTCGGCCAGGGCCGGAGCCTCCAGGGCCGGAGCCTCCGGGGCCGGGGCCTCCGGGGCCGGGGCCTTCGGGGCCTGCTCCGGCAGGTAGTCCAGGCAGGGCCCGAAGTGGAACTCGCCCTGGTAGTCACCGAGGACGTAGCCCTCGCACTCGGCCGGAGCGAAGTCGTACACGTCGGCCTCGATCTCGTACCGGGAGTTGACCTGGATGGTCCAGCCACCCTGGTCGGCGGCCTTGGCCCGGCCCAGGGCTCCACGCTTCAGGTGGGCGCACCCGGCCTGGTGGACATGGAAGGTGGCCTTGTCGGAAAGCTCCGACGGGAGGTTAGGGCCGACGATGGTGACTCGGCCGTGCTGGGTGGTGGTGGATGATGTCTGTGTCGTGGTCATGAGGACACCTAAGCAGACCTGTCCAGACCTGTCAAGCGGTGTACGACGATCTCCATACCATCGACCCCAATGATCTGCGGGGGCTGGAAGCAGACCTCCCGGAGGGTCAGGGGACCGTCGTCCCGGATCGCCTTCACGTCCACCAGGGCGTCGATGGCGGCCTTAGCGGCAGGGGCGCAGGCGGCCACGTCCTGCGGGGAGCGCCGGTCCCGGTGCAGCGGGTACACGTCGATGGCGACCCGCTCCAGGTCCTTCCCCCCGATCCCCGCCTTCCTCCACAGCCACCCCCACTCCTCCCGGGACGCGGCGGTCAGCCGGGCCCACTCCATCCGATGGAGGTTCACGAGGGCGTTCACCGTCAGGGGCCGGAGCCCGGTGGACCGGGCCCGCCAGGAGTTAGCCACGGCCCTCGATCCGGTTGACCTCGTCCTGGAGCCGGTCACGCCAGGCCTGCTTCCCGGTCCGGGCGCGCTCGGCCCTCCGGTGCTTGGCCCGGTTCCCGCCGACGATGGCGATCAGGGACATCAGCCCCAGCCAGCCGAAGAACACCAGGGCCCAGAGGGTCGGGATGTCGAACTGGTTGTCGGTCACGATCCCTCCTGGCCGGGGCAGATCACGTCCAGGACGACACCGCCGTCCGGAAGCTGCCGCTCAGTCTCGTAGTGCTCGCCCAGGGTCTCCCCGCAGGTCTCACAGACCCAGTCCAGTTCCTCCAGGTCAGAGGGCTCCTCGGCCCAGTCCTTCAGCATCAGATGCTCCGGAGGTCGACGTGAGAGGGGACCGGGACAACTTCACCGATCAGGATGGCCGGGTCCACGGCCAGGACCCCACCGCACCCGGGGCAGAGGACCCCGCGGTGGGAGGAGATGCCGTGGATGACGGCGGGCCGGGCGACTGCGTCCCGGCCAACAGCGTGGCAGGAGAACTCGGAGTCGTCGTCCCAGTCGGCCATGAGGGCGGCTTCGGAAGGGGAGTAGAGGTTCATGTGGACATCTAAGCAGACCTGCCCAGGTCTGTCTAGACCTTACTTCGGATCAGGTGCCCCCGCTGGTAGGCCAGGTCCGGGTTGTCGTGGATCATCCGGTGGCACCAGGCGCAGACGTGGAGCAGGTTCGCCGGAGAGTGGTCCCTGCCTCGGCGTGGGGCCCGGTGGTGCATGATCCGGGCTAACCCACTGCAACCGGTCCAGGCGGCCTCACAGCGATCCCGGGACCGGGCCCTGACGGCCTTCCGGGACGCGGAGGGGATCACGTTCCCCGGGCTCCTCCGGGAGCGTTCCTTCCAGGCCCGGGTCGTGGCCGGGTTTGACCGCAGGGGTTCCCGGCGCTCCAGGGTCACCGGTTGTCCCGATCATGCTCGTCGCAGACCTCCACCTCGACCCCCTCCTCGTCGAACCAGTACTCGATGTGCGTGGCCTGGTTCGGGCACTGGCCGTACTCGTGGTTCTCCCCCAGCCCTGACCACCACCCGTACTCACAGAGGCCCAGGTCCGTCACTGGGTGACCAGGGGCCGGAGGTTGGCGTTCACGGACCGGAGGGCCTCCAGTTGGGCCCGGTAGTTCCGTCCCGCCTCCTTCGCTGCGTCCAGGATTGCCTCCTTGCGCTTCCGGTCCACGTACACGTCGTGGACCTCCAGGGTGGCCCGGGCCTCCCGGTCCCCCACCGTCTTACCCTGCGCGGCGAGGTAGGCCTGGGCGTACTCCCTCCGGTAGAGGGCCTCCGCCTCGGCCACGTCCAGGGCCCGGCGACGTAGCTCGTGGGTGACCCGTTCAGCCAGGGCCGAGAGCCGGATGATGTCCTCCTCGACCTCGGCCTGGCTGATCGGTCGGCTCACAGGTCCTCGTCCCCCTTCAGCCTCTCCACCACGTCAGCCACCGCGGCGACGAGTGCCGCGACGGCCAGGGTGACCTCGACGATCTTCCGGAACTTGCTCATGCTGGGACCTCCCCGGTCTCGGTGTCGACTCCCTCGTCCTGCTTCAGGAGTTTCTTGCTGATGTAGTAGTTCTGGTCCGGGTTCTTCACCCAGAGGTGCAGGCCCACGCCGAGCCGCATGGCGCAGCGCTTGTACGCATCGGAGAACGCGTCCTTCATCCGGGCCCCGTCGTGCGGCCAGTTGTGGGGGGCCTCGCAGTCCCCGACCTCCTCGACGTGGACCCGGCGCCCGTCGATCTCCGCGGACATGCAGAGCACGACCCCGACGATCGCGTTCTGGAGGGGTTCCGGGTGGTCCTTGGCCGGGGCGACGTAGCCCCGGAGGACCTCCACCAGTTCGGTGTTCACCGGGCCCAGCACGTCGAGCAGGCGCTGCTCCACGATCGGGTGGGCAACGTAGGTGCCATACCCGGAGGGGTTCCGGTCCACGACCGCGGAGGGGAACGGGAAGAGGAGTTTGGTCAGGTCACGCATCGGGCTTCACTCCGTACTGGTCAGGGTCCCGGAGGACCTCCACGCCGGGGACCTGCTCCCCGGTCTCCAGGTCCACCACGGACCTGGTCTTCTCGTCCACCCGGTAGCGGTCCTTCCGGTCCCGGAACTGGGAGACCAGGGGCGAGGACTTCACCACCTCCTGGTCGTGGGCGTGGGCCCAGGCCAGAAGCGTGTCCTCGTCGGACACCTCGATCCGGCGGGAGCCCTTCCGCCGGGTGATCGCTCCCCCCGGGACGTGGTACGTCTGGGCGAGCTTCGGGTCCTCCCGTTCCAGCCTCCGGCGGTAGTCGATCAGCTTGGACTCGAAGAACGCCTGGTGGCCGTACAGGGACTTGGTCCGCTCCAGTTCCCAGTCCGCGATCCGCCGACGTTCCTCCGAGGCCAGGGCCTCCAGTCGTGCGATCTCCTGGGCGTAGGCCCGGAGCTTCCGGAGGGCCCAGGTGGCAGCGGAGTCGTCCTCGATCCGCCAGGCCTCCCGTTCCTCCGGGGTCCGGGGCTCCGGGTACTCGGCCAGCCGGTCCTCGGTCAGGTCGTCGGTCATGGGCAGCCTTCCAGGGGGTCAGGGTCAGGGATGTCGAACTCGGGGGGTGGCTCGTCCCAGCAGGGACAGAACGCGGGGCCGGAGTTGATGTCGATCAGGTCCCAGCCGCAGGCGTGGCAGACACCCACGAACTGCGGGGGGTGGGGCAGGGACCGGGCGTAGGTCCGGAATACGCTCATCGTGGGCCTCTCAGGGTCAGGGTCAGGTGGTTGGCGGACCGGGTCACGTTGACCGGGGACCCGGCCTGGTTCAGGAGGACCGACAGTTCGAGCCCTCCCTGCTTGGCGGCCTGCTCCGAGGGGAGGACCAGGGTCACCGGTCCCTCCAGGAGCATCTCGATCAGGTCAGCAGTCATGTTCAGACCTCGGCCTGCGCCCGAAGGAGGGCCTCGGTGCGGGTCTCGTAGACCCCGGGGACGTGGGTCTCAGTGTTCCGGCCGTTGCCCTGGTGGGTGAGGATCACAGGAATCCAGTTTCCGGGGCCAGTCTTCCGGGCGTAGGCGGATCGTGTAGTGGTCTCGGTCATGGAGACATCTAAGCAGACCTGGACAGACCTGTCCAGCCCTATCCCTCCGGGATGTCGAGCAGGGGGGTGCAGTTCCACTCGACGATGTCCTGCTCCACCATGATCTTCGGGGCGTCCGGGTCGAAGGTCTCGACCTGCTTCGTCCCGACCACCTTGCGCTCGCAGACCGTGTCCCGGAGGGAGGTCACCGCAAGCTGGACCGCGCCGAACATGCGGGAGACCCGGATGTCGTAGTCGGTCTGCTCCTTCCGGATCGTGCCCAGGGGGGCCCCGTCCTTCAGGACCCGGACCGCAGCGGCCATCTCCTCCGGGGTCCACACCCAGACGGAGAACCGCAGGGCGTGCTCGTCGGGCTGGTAGGGAGCCCGGCGGACCTCCCCGATCTCCGGGTGGGTCTGGAGCCAGTCGTACAGGAGCCCGGTGCCGACGATGATGCCGTCCAGGTCCATGTCAGGGCGGGGGGTGGTGGTTTCGGGGGTGGTCATGGGTGTAGCTTCCTTCGTGGGAGAGTTGAGTAGTGGTCATGACCTCCGGCCGCCCGGCCACAACCGGGCGGCCGTTGGCCGTTCTAGGGGGTACTACGCACGCGGTGTGACCGCGCCCAGTCCCGGTCACGCCGGGCCTGCTTCTGGTCCTGCCACTGGTTCCATCTGATCCGGGCCCCGGCCACGATGGCGAGAGCCCCGACCGCGGTCAGGAGCAGGAGCCCGTCCGAGCCGGTCACCGGCAGGCCCCCGGGGCTATGGGGTTGCCCCGGAGACCCACCAGGACCAGGGGGGACGGAGGTCTCGGTGGTCGGCCCCGTGGAAGGGGTCGGTTGGGTGTCGTAACCGCTCACCGGGCTCCCCGTTCCTGACCCTTGCAGGTCTCGTCGGGGAGGATCACCGGAGGGGACCCGTCCCGGGTGTGGGCGAAGATGCGGAACCCGTGCGGGTCGCACTTCACGGCCACGTTGTGGAACTTGTCCGGGAAGTTGATCACGTAGGCCGGAGCGTCGTTCGTGTTCTCCCGGTCCACCGGAGCATCGCCCCGGCCCCGGTCGTTGTTGTACTGGTTGCACCCGGCGACCAGGGCCGCTGCGAGGAGGAGCGCGGCAGGCCCGGCCAGCCAGGCCCGGAGGTTGATCGGCTTCATGGCCTCTCCAGGAGGGCGAGCACGTCGGCACGCCGGTAGCGCCTCTGGTTTCCGGGGGTCCGGATCACTGGGAGGGCCCCGGCCCGGGTCCACCGCCGCACTGTCCCGACGGAGGCCTGGAGAATCTCCGCGGCCTCCCCGATGGGGATCAGGTCGTCGGGGCTGAGGGTCTGTTCGTTCGTCATGGTCGACACCTTACGTGTCCTCTCTGGATGTGGTCAGGCCTGGTCAGGCGTACCGGCCGAATACCGGGCCTGCGTCGGCGAAGGTGGGCTTGCCGGACCCCCCGACCATGTAGGGCAGCCCCGCGGCCTTCCGGCACTTCGAGCAGGTGGAGAACCTGGCCGAGTACCGGACCGTCCGGGGGATGAAGGAGCGCTTCGACTGGCAGCCGCAGAGGGCGGTGTGACCGTCTTCGGTCAGGTGGTCGGAGCCTCCGGTCTTGGTCGTGAGGACCTTGTCAGGGAGGTAACGGGTGTTGGTCATGACCCCATCTAAGCAGACCTGGACAGACCTGTCCACTCCTCCTCGAGTCCGGACGCGAACCGGCCCCGGGTGGCGGAACCCGGGGCCGGTGAACTTGCAGGGAGGAGGGTCAGACGCCGGAGTCGACGATCGACGTGACCGCCCGGTCCATCCGGGAGACCGCCAGCCGGAGGTTGTCAGCCAGGGCCTCGGCCTCCATCTCCAGCATGGTCTCCCACTGGTAGGTGCCCTGGAGGGCAGGAGCAAGCTCCTTCGCCAGGTCCGTCACCACCCGGCGGGCCGCGTCCGTCGCGATCCACCGGGCGTGAGAGGCCCGGGCCTCCCGGATGACCTTCGGGTCCGAGCCCGGCTTCGCCAGGATCAGCCAGCGGCCACCACGGCCGTAGTTCTGGCAGCCGAGCACGTACCGGCCACCACCCTTCGGCGGGCGCAACCGGTACTCCTGGAGGAACCGGGACATCAGCCGGATGTCAGTCCCGGCGAACTTCGCCAGGGTCGAGCACTTCACACCGGTCGGGTCCACACCCCGGGCCTTCCGTGCTGCCACGTACTGGTCCAGGGCATCCTCGACGATGATGTTCCCCTCGGCGCTCATGACGCCACCCCCAGGGAGTCGAGCCAAGCCTGGTCCCCTGCGGTCAGGGAACCGGACTCGTAGGCCGCGATGAGCCTCCGGACCTGGTCGACCAGTTCGGACTCCTTGTCCAGGTGGTCGACCCCGTACTCCTCCTTCAGCATGATCGCCGCGCCCAGGGCGTCGACAGCCGTGCGGAGTTCGGTCAGGGCGAGGTCGTCGTTCCACTTCCGGGCGTGGTCCGCGGCGGCATCCTGGATGCCCTTGCGGCGCCGGTCGTGCTCGGCCTCGATCTCCTGGTGCTTCTCGGCCCGGGCCTCGATCCCGTAGTCCTCGATGGCGGCCAGGGTGTCGGTGTGCCGGGCCAGGGCCCGGGCGAAGTCCGGGTTGGACCGGACCGCCTCCACGATCTGCGCCGGGGTCAGCCGGTGCATCCGGGAGTCGTGGTCCGTCTTGATACCGATGACCTCCTGGGCGTCCGACTTCTTCCAGGTGGTCCGGGACCGGATCAGGTCGAACCGGTCCTCCCGGGACGAGAGCACCCGGTGGACGGACCAGGAAACGCCGGGGACCCGGGTCTCCTCCGGCCAGCGCCCGGCGACCTGCCGGTACTGCTTCAGGGACGAGAGGTTCAGGTCCAGTTCGTCGGCGAACCGGCCCAGCCGGTCGGTGACCTGCGCCGCCGAGTTCGGGGTCTGAGGAGGCGTCAGGGGCACCGCCTCCAGGGCGAGGTCACCGAGCTTCCAGCGAACCTCCCCCTCCATCTTGACCAGGCGGCGTCCTTCTGCCACCAGGTCCTGCCAGTCGGGCATGTCGTGCTCCGTTTCGTTGAGAGGTGAGCACCCACCACCATAGCACAGACCTGTCCAGACCTGTCTAGCCCCTATCGGAGACCCAGTCGGGCCGAGCACGCAGGCCAAGCTCCCCAGCCCTGGATGGCCTGCAATGCCCGGCCCCGACTGATCTGCTCCTCCCGGGTCGCCTGGTTCGGGTACCCCTGTCCGCCGACAGCCTGCCACGACTGCAACGTGAACTGGAGACCCCCGTAGAACCCGTTGCCGGTTGAGATGCCCCAGTCACCGCCGGACTCACAGGCAGCGAGGGAATCCCAGACTGAACCCCCCGGACCTGACCCGGCCCCGGGCGACGTTGTCTGGGCGTCGGAGGGATCGGGTACCGGGTCAGGTACCGGTGTTGGGGCAGCCGCAGAATAGGCCACGGCGAAGCGGAGTGCCGTGGCATGGACCCAGACCTTGATGGAGCGCCACGAGAGCGCCTCGTAGAAGTCGGTCTGGTGCTCTTCGGCCCAGCGGGCCCGGAGCGGGGAGGCGACGGTCTGCTCGGTCACCGGGTCAGGGGGTGGACCGTCGTTGTCGCCGGTTACCGGGTCGCCGCAGGAGGCGAGGAGGAACGCGACGAAGCAGAGGGCGCAGAGGAGTTTGGTCATCCCGCGACGGTAGTCGGCGTGTTGCGGTTGTGTGACGGACCGTCACGTCCCTGACATCTAGTTGTCCGGGTCCCCGTCCGCGCACCGCTTCACCGGGTCCCCCTGCTCCTCCTGCGCTTCCCTGATCTCCACGGACCGGTCGATGATCTGCAACACCTGCTCCCGGAACACCTCGTCCGGGGTCTGGTCGGCCAACTCCCGGAGCCGGGCCTGGACCCCCGGGTCGTCAGCGGCCAGGGCCGCGACCAGGCCCAGACCGAAGGCCGCCTGCTGGCGGCGCTCCGCCTTGTTCAGGACCACCGCCAGTTCCGCCCGGCAGTCCGACCGCTCGGCGAATTCCAGGGCCGCGTCCCGGGTCCCCCGGTCGTAGGCGAACTGGAAGAACCCCCACAGGAAGATCACCACGAACGCGGCGGCCACGATCAGAATCAGCCTCCGGCCGGAGGACAGGTCGTCGGGGTCTCGGGTCATCACAGCGGTGGTTCCTTCGGTGGGGTGGCGTCCTGTTCGGGGTACTCGATACCGTTGCGGATCAGCACCATCCGCAGTCGGTGCTCCCGCTCCTCACAGGCCCGGATCGACTTCCGGGTCTCGTTCAGGGCCAAGGACTTCTTCTCGTCGGCCTGCTCCAACTGGTCGACCCTGGCCCGCAGGTCCCCCATCTCGTCCCGGTAGGGCGTGAGGAAGTCAGAGGAGAACAGCTTCCAGAGACGGAAGATGCCGTACCCGCCACCGCCTGTGATCCCGGTGATCAGGAGGGCCCGGAGCCACTCCAGGTCCGCGAGGACCTGCGTCAGGTCACCGAGCACGCGGTTCGATCCGCCCACGGATGATGTCCGACGCCTGCGCGGCGAACATCGGGAACGACCCCAGCACCCAGAGGACCGCCCAGCCGAAGGCGCCCCGTAGTTCAGCCACCCGGGTGGAGATCGTGTCCGACCCGATGACGACCAGGGCCGCTGCCCGACCCAGGGTGCAGACCAGGAGCATCAGGAGCCAGGGGAGCCGGAGACGGCGCCAGAAGGCGGCCAGGGTCCCGACCACCGCGGACGCGGCGTAGAACCAGCGCACGTCGAAGGTGAACCAGAGGGCGTCGCCGCGCTCGAACGTGAGGGCCGACAGCATCAGATAGGCGGCGGTCGCGACCGTGGCGATCTGACCGAGCCAGAGAATCCACGGGTCCCGGGTCGCGCCGTTGGCCCGGTCAGCCACCGAGCAGATGGTCGTGGATTTCCCCGACCATCTCCCTGGTCTCCCGGCCCCTGCGGGTCGTCGGCTCCAACCGGTCCTTGTCGATCGTGCCGTCCTCGTGGAGGTCCTCGTGCAACTCCCGGACATCCTTCCGGGTCGGAGCCAGCCAGTCCTCACCCTGCTCCTTCTGCCGGGCGCCGATCCGGGACAGGGCCTCCCTGATCTCACCCAACTCCTTCATGATCGTCTCGTACTGCGCCACGGTGAACGGCTCCTTCGGTTCGACGGGTTCGCCGGGCCTGGAGCCCGGATAGGGGATGATCCTGCGGGTCGGGGTCCGGGTGGCCTCGAAGTGCCAACGCTCCCCCCGGACGGTTCGTTCCAGGCCGTACTCCCGCTCATGGTCGATCAGCCACTGGAGGGCCGTCCCACCCATGTCGGCGGCCTTGCCCTTCTGGTGCTCCGACGAGTAGGGGATGGCGGTCCGGGGATAGCCCGGGTAGTTCCTGTCGAACGCCCGGGCCGCCCCGACCCGCTCCGCCCGCAACATGTACTGCTGCCAGGGGGTCCGGTACCCGGAGGAGACCGACAGGCCATGCCCCGGGGCGTCCTGGATGACCGTGTAGATGCGCGACCGGAGAGGCTCGGCCAGGGCCGCCACGGAGTGGGAGTCCGCGGTCCTCCCTACGTCCTGTGGTCGACCCCCGAGCCGGACGAAGGTCTCGGCCAGGGTCGCCACTTGTCAGTCCCCCGGGGCATCCGGGGTCAGGGGGTCGAGGGCGCGGATCACGTCCGCGTCGACCACGTCCCGGACCACGGAGGTCGTGCCGTTCTTCGGGCCGAACACCGCGAGCACGAACGCCAGGAGGATCGTGACCACGGCGGCGAGACCGGAGTACCCGGCCTTGGACAGGATCGACAGGTTCGAGAGGACTGCCAGGGAGTTGTCCTCGGGGACCCAGCCGGAGGCGATCAGGGTGGATACGAAGACGCCGACGAAGGTCCGGATGCAGCGCTCGACCGTGTCCAGGACCGCTGTCTTGGTGAGGTTGAACATGCGGCCCAGCCTCGCCGGGGTCCGGGGCACGACCGGGGATGCAGTCCCGGGACGCGAAACCACCCCTGCCGGGGGAGGAGGAGCAGGGGTGGTGGGTTGTGGCGGAGGCTAGTCCTCGGGGAGGAAGTGCCCCCAGTGGCGAGTGCCTGCCTCCTCACAGCGGAGACCCTGGACGATCATGTCGACAGCGGCCTTCCGGGTGGAGACCTTGTAGGTCATCCGACCGGTGGTGGTCTCCCCCTGCCAGCGGATGTCACGCTCGATGATGCGGGGGTTGTTGTCCATCGTGAGGAACTGGCGGGAGGTCCGGTGGACTAGCCCGATCAGGACTCCGTCCTGGCGAACCTCGTAGAGGCCTCGGGCAGTGGACTTGAGTGTCGTGGTCATAGTGCTCCTGGTTCAGACGAGAGGGTCCAGCAGGGCCCCGGGCCGGGGTTCTCCGGTTCCGGTCCTCCAGGGTTCGATGCACCTCCCCCCTTGCTCCCGGTCGCAGGTCCTCCCGTTCTCCCCCTTCACTCACCTACCGCAGTGCCCTCACCCGTCCTTCGTTCAGGGATCGCCTCGGTCATCGTGATTCCAGTCCGCGTTACCGACTGGAGGCCTGGAGCGAGGTCGTGGTCGTTAGCCGTCAGGGACGGGGTCACAGGGTCTGCTCAGTGGTGCCTCGGGGGTCCCGAGGTCCTGCTGGACTCTCTCGTATTCGGTTGTCAAGTAGGAAGCTCCCGCCGGTCCCGGTCCCCCGTCAGGGGATGCTCCGTTCTGGCGACCAGACTTTCACTGGCGGCGGGCAGACCTGGCAGTCGTTGGGGTGGCTCCGAGATCGCGGGATCGGCTCCGGTCACTGCTACCTGGTCTGTGCTGCTTCCTACACAGACCACTGTAACACAGACCTGTCCAGACCTGTCAATACCTAATCTGAGATCAGGGCGGGGTCCAGGTCAGATCGACCCCGGACCGGCGCCCGATCGAGGCCCTCCCCGTCAGGGTCAGGCCGGTACCGCCGGAGGTCGTGTTGTACTGGGAGGCCTTCAACTGGACGGTCCAGGGGTTGATCAGGGACGTGTCCCCCGGGGCGATGATCGTGTCGTGGAAGTTGTGGACGGTCCGGCGCTGCGCCACGAAGTTCCGGGAGTCCAGGACCCGCTCCGACCCGTCCTCCACCACCCTGATCTCCCGGGAGCCGGTGTTCACCGCCAGGTCCTGCCAGCCGAGGGTCCCGAACAGGTCGTAGATGCCGGGCCGGAAGATGCTCCAGGTCCCCGCCGAGTACGAGATCGCGGAGGCGTGGTGGACCAGGTGATCGGCGTCGAAGAGGATCGCCGCGAACCCGGTGTCGGACGAGGTGAAGGTCTGGCCGATCAGCCGCTTCATGGAGAACGGGGGCGTGGAGATCGACACCCCGTTGACCCGCAGGTCGTCGCCGTCCAGGTCCGCGAACGTGGTGTCGTCGGTGAAGTCCACGCCGACCCGGAGCCGGGCGAACTTGTCGGTGCCCCCCAGGTTGAAGGTCGGGGAGGTCATCTCGACCACGGCCATCGTGAAGTCGTCGTAGGAGGAGGTGGCTCCCGGGGTGACCTCGCCGGTCCGGCCCGTGTAGTACCGGACGGACCGGACCTCGTCCCCGCTGATCTCCACGCGGGGCCCGGTCTCCGCGGTGCGGAACAGGTTGCCGGTCACGGCCCCCCGGAACACCCCGTCGTTGAACTCGACGTTGCCGTCCGCGCCGATGAACCAGCCGGAGGTCCCGGCCAGGTAGTTCGAGGACTGCCGGGTGCCTTCGACCAGGACCCGGGTGGAGAGGACGAAGGGGTCCCCGCCGTTGGACTGGACCGGGACCACGTCCCCCAGGCCCGGGAGGGTCCCGTCCATCGTGTAGACCTCGAACCGGGACCCGTCGGGCCGCTGGAGGGTGGCGACGTGGTCGTCCGGGTTGACCTGGACCACCGGGTACCGGGGGACCAGGGTCGGGGCCGGTCGGCCCTTCCGGGCGTTCATCTTCCTGGCGAGGGTCTGGGCTTTCACTGGACCACTCCTGACCTGACCGTCACGGACTCGGTGGACCCGATCGACCCCAGGCTGAAGCCGACCCGGGCCACGACGTAGAGACCGGTCCTCTTCACCGAGGGGAGGTCGACGTAGACCACGTCCCCGACTTCGATCGAGGGGTCCGGGACGATCTCCAGGTCGATCTCGAAGGAGCCGCCCAGTTCCCGTTCGAGGATGCCCCGGGCCATCGCTGTGGCCTGCCCCGCGGTGGTGGCCTTCTCGGTCGACACGAACCGGGCCCGTTCCCCGTAGGTGCCACCCCGGAAGTACTCGGACTCGGGGTCGTCGTCCCAGGCCTCCCCGCGAACCGCGGAGGGCATCGAGGAGTGCTGCGCCGTGACGATCACACCGTTCCGGATGTCGTCGGAGTCCCAGGTCCAGTCCGCGGCGACCACGGTGCAGGAGGGGCCCTCCACGAACCGGTGGACGGGGAGCCCGGTGGCGGTGGGGACCGGGCGCATCTGCATCACGTCGTCCCGGTTCACGAACAACTCGGCCCCGACCGCCTCGGCCAGGCCGTCAGGTCCGGCGGCCTGGGAGGCGATGTCGGTCTCGATCTCGTAGGACAGGCGGGGCAGGACCCACTCGGACTCCATCAGGTCGAACTCGATGGTCGGGTCGATGGTCCAGAGGAGGTCCCGGATCGCCAGGTCGGCGCGTCGTCCCGCGTTGATGTAGACGGGTCGTGGGGAGGGGGCTTGGAGCCGGGCCATCCGGTCCATGCCGGTGACCTGTACCGCGCCGCTCTCAGAACGTGCAGAGACCGATGTGAGCCACCCTGTAACGAGCGGCACGGTCTCAGCCGGGCTACCGGGCCAGACGAACCCCCGGCGCACTCTGAGGCGCCTGGCGATGGGGGCGAGTGTGTCGTTCGCGACGGTGGGGATCAGGACCCCCTCCTCGTCGATCACGGTCACGTCGAAGTCGTGCCGGACGATCGTGGACTCGTCCTCGTCCACGGACCCCTCGGAGACGGTGTCCAGTTCGAGCGTGACGTTCCCCTGCTCGTCCAGGACCTCGACCACCTCGACCACGTTCTGGTCCGCGGAGGAGGCGGTCTGGACCCACCGTTCGCTGACGGTCCTCACGGTTCGGGCCGGGCGACCTCGGCCAGGGTCAGGGTGTGCTCGTGCGCGAACGCGAACTCGGTGGTCTCGTCCGGGGCCGGACCGATCTCCTGCATCGTCGTGGAGATGGTCCCGACGATCGAGGTGAACAGGGACCTCCGGTAGGGGTCACGAAGCTGGAGGGTGGTGCCCCCGGTCACGAGGTCCTCCAGGGCCTCGAACTCCTCCCGGTCCTCAGTGGCGACGATCAGGTCGAACTCAGCGGACCGGATGCCCAGACGGGTCGCCACCGCGGTGGTCCTCCCCAGGGTCCGGTGGACCGCGGTCCCGGAGTCCCGGGTGTACGTGAACGGTGGCCGGACCAGGACCTCCATCGCTGCCCCGGTCGAGGGGTCGGACAGGACCCACTCGTCGGTCACCACGATGTCCGACGCGACGGAGGACAGGCCCCCGGTGATCCGGGGACTGACCTGGACGGTCCGGGCCCGGTACCGGCGTGACCTGTTGAACGGGGCCTGCCAGTCGTCGTGCTCGACCACCTTCGGCCCGGAGGTCGGGTAGGGGACCGCGGTCGCGCCCACCACCGGTTGCCACAGCCCGTCGGAGTCCACGACGTTCGCCACGTCCGGATCATCGGTGTACTCGATCAGGGCGGCCAGGCCGTTCGCGGTCCCCACCCCGGCGGAGACCGTCAGGTGGATCAGCCAGGAGTCCGGGTCCGCGGCAGCGATGATCGAGGGGGTCGGGGGTGGGGTCACGTTGACGGTGAACTGGACCATCTCCCAGTCCCCGGAGTCCTCCCCGGCGGAGTCCCGGGTCCAGCCGTAGAACCGGTACGTGTCGTTCCGGAGGTCGAAGGAGGGGGTCACGCTGAAGGTGGCGGCGTCGGTGATCGACCACTCCTCCAGGGCCACGGAGGTCGCCGGGTCGAACCCCCCGGCCAGGTACTGGTCGTCCCGGAACAGGCGGATGCGGGTCAGCGCAGGGGCGTCCCCCTCCGCGTCCAGGAACTCCCACTGTGCCTCCGGCCGGTTCGTGGTCGTGATCGTGCCGGTGGGCCCGATCCAGTTCAGGTCGGGTGGGGAGGAGACCGTGATCTCCCGGTGGGGTCCGTCCCGGTGCTCGATCCGGAGGATCAGGGGCCGCCCGGCCCGGCCGTCCGACTTGACCTCGCCCCCGACGGCCACGTCCCGGTCGGGCCAGATGGGGAAGGGCCGGATGTGCTCCGCGGCGTTGAACCCGAAGATGCGGCCCGTGTACGTGCCCAGGTAGCCCGCGGTGTCCCCGACCGGAATCTGCGGGTTCACGAACATCAGGAACCGGTAGAGGTCCCGGGTGTCCTGGAGGGGCCGGGTGTCGGCCGGGTCGTACGTGATCGAGAAAGACGGGGAGTAGATGATCCCGCGGCCGTGGAGGATGGCGTAGCGCTTCGTCGCCCAGTCCATGTGGAGGTCCCGGGCCCAGTCCCCGAACCAGTTGATCCCCCCGGCCAGACCGAAGGAGTTGGTCCCGGCGTCCCCTCCCACGTTCGGGGGCAGCACGGACCCGAACCGGTAGATGCGGCCGTTGAAGTCCATCTCGTACCCGGCCCCGTTCCCGAACGGGTTCATGACCAGGCGCCGCCAGATGTGGAAGTTCCCGGTGTTCTGGTAACCGACCGCCGGGGAGACGCCGCCGAAGTCGAACACCCTCCCGGTGTGGGACAGGATGTACCCGGAGGGGGTCAGCCAGTCGATGATGACCAGGTCCCGGGCCGAGGTGGCGCTGAAGGTCTCCGGGACATCCCAGACCACCGGAGGGGCCGTCCCGATCGACTGGACCAGGCCGGAGGACCACAGCTTGTAGCCCTGGGTGGGGTCGGCCGGGTTCAGCCGGACGCGGGTCACGAAGTGGGCCATCAGCGCGCACCCTTCCGGAGCCCGACCGCGATCCGCTGGTTGTTCTGCTCGATCCGGTAGTCCGTCCGGGAGTCCAGCTTCTCGTTGCCGACGTAGACGGCCACGTTCACCACCGGGTTGACCTGCCCGACCGGTTCCGGGGCACCGGTCCCGTTGTAGGCCAGGGACAGGCCCGGGGGCAGGTGGCCCCCGGTGTCGTAGCTGGCGAACGGGAGGGCCTTCATCAGGGCCTGGACCATGCCGCCCTCCGCGTAGCCACCCCGGGGCAGGTTGTACACGGACCCGTACCTGGCGATGATGTAGCGGATCGCCGCGACCGCGTTGTGGACCGGGTTCCAGATATCCCCGTAGCCCGGCAGCTTGTAGGCGTTGAAGGTGGGCTCGATCGTCTGCATCAGGCCCTTCGAGGGGACCCCCTTCGCAGCGTTCGAGTCCCAGAGGTTGATGGCCCGGGGGTTGCCCCCGGACTCCTGCATCGCCCGGGAGATCAGGCCGTTCAGCCAGTTCTCGGGGACCCCGGTCACCTTGATGGCCTGCATCAGCCAGCGCCGGAGGACCTCCGGGGCCGCAGCCACCCCGGGGGCGTTCGCCCCCATCATCGCCGCCGCGTTCTCCTTCACGTACTCGACGGTCTTCTCGTAGGCCTCCTTCATGACCTCCGCGCCCGTGTACCCGACCTTGTCCCCGAACCGGCCCACGTCCGGTGGCTTCGGCACGTCCTCCGGGAGCACGAACCCCCCGGTGGCGTACTTCTTCGGGGTCACCCAGTCCGAGGGCATCCGTCCGGCGTTCAGGTCCAGGAGGGGTCGGGCCCCGAACTTCTGGACGGCCTCCCTGCGGATCACGACCTCACCGGGCATCAGCGCGGCGTTGACGGAGTCCCGGCGGGTGTCGCCCCAGACTGCCGGGTCGATGTAGCCGCCGGTCGCCTTCAACTCCCTGCGGTTCGCGTTGTACAGGGGCTGGATCGCCTTCGCGCCCACGCCTTCCAGGACCGGGTTGAGACCGTCGGACAGGGTGATCCCGAACTGCTGGGCGATGATCCCGACCTCGTAGACCCCGATCTCCAGTTCGTCCGCGATCGCCTGGGAGGAGGCCTTCCCTCCGGAGGCCATGATAAACTGGCTGATCGCCATGGCCTTCGACAGGTTCTTGGTCATCTTGTCGGACGAGGACGTGACCGCGTAGTTCGTGAGGCGGGCCATCTCCGCGGCCTGCTGACCGAACTCGGCCAGGTACTGCGCTGACGCGTTGACCATGTTCCGGAACCGTTCGTCCTGGTTGGAGACCAGCGCGTCGAGGAACGGGGCGGCCTGCTCCGGGCCCTTCTGGAGGATGTCCGCGATCAGGGCCGGGTCGTAGCCCATCGTGACCGCCTTGCGGATGTTCTCCGAGAAGGACTGCGCCCCCTTCAGGTGGGACGAGTAGAACTTCTCGATCTCCCCGGAGGTGACCTCCTGCTGACCCTGGAAGGACGCGATCGCGTCCCCGTAGGAGTCCCAGGCGGACACGACGGTGTCGATGAAGGCCTGGGCGTCCTTCGTCATCTTCCCGTAGGACTCTGCCGACTGACCCTCCACGTACTTGACCGTGGGGCCCAGGAGTCCGGTGGTCTCCACGAACGCGTTCATCTCCGCGTTCGCCTTCCCGAAGTCCTCCAGTTGGTCCTCCGGGATTTGCAGGGCCTCGGCCATGCTGATCCCGGCCTCCGTCGCGGAGGTGGCGTCCCGGGCGGCGAGGAAGAACTCCCGCCGGGCCCCCTGGATGTCGGCCTTGACCTTGGCCCAGCCCTCCTGTGTCGCCAGTTCCTTGTCGGTCACCCCCATCTGATGGGCGTGCTTCCGAAGCTCCTCCGTCGACATGTTCACGGTGTCGGCGTAGGCAGCGAACTGTCCCCGGACCGCGATCGCGGACACGATCAGCCCGTCCCCGGCGTCCTTCATGGCCTTGGCATCCATGATCATGTCCAGGGCCGGGGTCTTCTCACCCTTCACGATGTAGTACGAGGAGAACACGACCGACTTGGCAAGGGCCTTGGCGAACCCCCCGACAGTGAGCTTCGTGTCCTCGGTCTTCTTCTGAATCTTGTCCAGGGCCTCCTCCACGGACGCGAAGGAAGACACGTCGACTTCGGCTTCGACCTGCTCCCGCCACTCCCGGGTGTCAGCCCCGGCGTCCTGGAAGGACCGGCCCACCCCGATGATCGCCAGGCCGATCGCGGCGTACCCAGCGGCCACCCCGACCGGGGAGGCGAGAATGCCGGTCAGGCCACCCCGGATCATGCCTCCGGCCAGTTGGGCGTTCTGCCCCAGGAGGAGCATTCCGTTGCCCAGGGCCTTGACGTGGTTCAGGAGGACCAGGGCGGCCTCCTGCCGGACCAGGATCGACAGCACCATCGCGTAGGTCCGGGCCCCGGCGACGATCGTCCCCCAGGCGTTGACCGCGAGCATCCCGAGCAGGGCTGCGGTGATCGCCCGGATCAGGACCGGATGGTCGGCCAGGAACCCGGTCAGTGCAGTGACCGCGTCCAGGAGGAGGCCCAGGGCCCCGAGGACCATGGCCCCACCCATGGTCCCGAGACCTTCCACGGCCTCCTCGGTCCAGCCGACGATCTCCTCCAGGATGGTCCGGAGGTCCCCGGCGATCTCGGTGACGGACTCCATCCCGGCCCGAAGGACCGGCAGGGCCGCGGACCCAAGCCGCTTCAGGGTCTCCATCAGGCCTGTCAGGTAGGGGAGGAGCTTCGCTCCCAGTTCGATCCCGGCGGCCCGCAGGTTGTTGATGAACAGGGTCAGTTGGGCCCGGGTCGACTTCATCTGCTCGGCGAAGGCGACCTGGGTGGCTCCGGCACCCTTGTGGGCGTCGTCCCACTTCTTCACGGTCTCCCGGTAGATCTTCCCCTCGTTGTTCATCAGGGCGAGGGCACCGCGGGCGGCCCTGATCTCCGGGAACCACTTCAGGAGGGTTTCGATGTTCCCCTGGGAGGCCTCGGTCAGCTTCCCGATGACTGTGGCGAGGTCGTCTTCCTGGAGGGCCGCCGCGCCGGACTCGTAGCCGACATCCTTCAGGGCATCAGAGAGGGCCTCGGAGGGGTCGATCATGGCCTGGAGGAGCCGGTTGAGGGAGGTGCCGGATTCGTTCGCGGAGATACCGGAGAGGGTCATGGTGGCGATGGCCTGGCCGACCTCGTCGATCCCGACCGAGGCGGCCGCTGCGGTACCGACCACGTCACCGATGACCCCGGTCAGTTCCTCGAAGCGGACCACGCCCACGTTGACGGTCTGGAACAGGGTGTCGGACACGAACGCCGCGTCCTCGGCCTCCAGGGCGTAGGCGTTCAGGACCGCGGTGATGGCCTTCGCCGAGTTGTCAGTGGTCGTCAGACCAGCGGAGGCGGCCTTCGCGGCAGCGGTGAGGACTGTCAGGCCCTCCGCCCCCTGGAAGCCGGAGGAGGCGATCTCGTACAGACCCTCGGCGAGGGTGTTCGCGGACTGCGGGAACTCCTTCGACAGGTTGATGACCTGGTCACTCAGTGCCTGGAACTGCTTCTCGGACAGGAGGGAGATCGAGTTGACGTTCCGCATCGTCGCCTCGAAGTCCATGGCGGACTTGGCGGCGGCGACCAGGGCCAGGCCCACGCCGATCCCGGCCCCCTTCGCGAGCAGCCCCAGCTTGGACCAGGCCCCGGCGGCGTCCTTCGTGGCCTTCCCAGTGGACTTCCCGAACGCGGCAGTCTGACCCGCGGCGGTCCGGAGACCGGCCGTGTACCCGGAGGTGTTGGCGGTCAGCGCAACGGTGATGGTGCGCCAAGCGCCTGCGGCCATCCCGCTAGGTTGCCCGCCTCCGGCGTCGTTTCGGGGATGCAGGTTCGGAGGAGCCCCGGGGGATCAGCACCGTCTTGCTGCCTTCCCGGGTCTCCTGGCCTTCCCTGGCGTTCTGCTTCAACTCGATGGCCTCACAGCCGGGGCAGACGTACTCGGAGACCACCTTCGGGGCCTTCCGGCCCTCCAGCTTCAGACCCTTGTCGTTCCGCCAGTCGTCGTCGTACTCGTTGCAGGTGGCGCACCTGCGCTTCCGGTTCAGGTCCCAGGCCAGGGCCAGGTCCCGGCTGAAGTCGTCCCATTCGTTCGGGCCCCCCATGAACCACTGGAAGGGGATGCCCCTCTCCGCGCAGTAATCGGCGTGGGCCCGGAGGGCGGGGTCCCGCCTCAGCCTTTTCCCAGGGACTCCACCCGGGACGGCATCTGGTTCAGGAGCCCGATCGCGGTCATGATCGCCTGCTGGTCCCCGAAGGAGGAGGACTCGTAGAAGTCCGTCGCGTCCTCCAGGGTCAGGTTCTTGCTCACGGTCCCGTCGGACCATTCGACCTTGGTGCAGGCGGCCACCATCATCGCCGGAGGGAAGGCCTCCGGGTCCGTGTCCGGGGGTTCCGCGTCCGGGTCGGACTTCTTCGCCGCCTTGATCTGCTCCGGGGTCGGCGGGTGGTCGGACTGGAGGGCTTGGATCGTGACCGCGGACAGGGCCCGGAGGTGGAACGTGATCGTCGGGCAGTCCTTCAGGCCTTCGTCGAGGGAGGCCCGGGCCTCCTCCACCCTGGTCGTCGCCTTAGCGATCGCGCCCTCGTCCCGGTCCTCTGCTTCAGACAGGAGCTTGAGGGCGTCCCCTGCGGCCGTGTGGGCCCTCTGGAGGGGGTACAGCTTCACCGCGTCGTTCGGGTCCAGGGGGAACGTGATCGTGTCGACGCGGTTCTTCCGCTTCATCGAGCGCGGGGTGTTCGACATGGGGGTGGCTCCAGGGGGTCAGGACAGAACGGCGACACCCTGGCACCGGGAGCGCCAGGGTGTCAGGGATGCAGCGTAGGTTTCCCGCGGCCGGGCGCCCACCGACCCCCATAGGCGATGGACGCGCCGACCGCAGATCAGGCGGCGATCGCGGCGGCCTTCGCCGGGGCCCGGGGGATGGCGAAGTCCACGGTGAACTTGGCGACCTCGCCCGGGGTCGGGGGGTCCTCCGTGTTCGACATGATCTTCACGGGCCACACGGCGCAGGTCGTGGCGGCGGCGATGGCCTGCGGGGCCCCGTCCTCCGGTGGGATGCGGACGATGTACCCGGAGGTGTCGTCGGCCAGGAGGTCCTCGACGATGACCTCCACGTCGGTCGCCTCGTCACCCTTGTAGAACTGGATGGAGGAGTCCTCCGCGGAGAACCGGCCCGGGACCGAGGTGTTGAACCTCGACTTCAGGTCCGGCGTCTCGACCTTCGTGCCGGTGTACTTGAAGCCGGACACGGAGATGATCGCCCCGGTGATCTCCTCCCCGGCGGTGACCTCGGCCACCGTGGGGGCGGCCAGGTTCGTGATGGACGGGACGAAGTGCCACTGCTCCAGTTCGTCCGGGGTGTAGCGGGCCATGGGTCAGTCCTCCGTGGGGTTCGTCTTCGGGTCCGCGGCGGCCTTCGCTGCGGCCTGGTTCTCCTTGCCGGGTGCGACCCGCCAGGCACCGCCCTCGCGACCGGCCTCGGTCAGGAGGTCGATCTGCGCCTGGGTGTGGGCGACGAACTCCCCGTCGATCTTCGGGTGAGTGAGCTTGACGTTCAGGGTCATCGGTCAGGGCCTCCGGGTCTGCGGCACCCGGTCAGGATGAGCCACGGACCCCCCGTTCGCGGGGATGCATTCAGAGGACTTTCCGGTGCTGCATCCCGTTCAGGAGGAGCGCGGTGACACGTCGAAGGAGTAGTCGTCCACGACGTTCACGGTGCGGCCGTCCGAGTCTGTGGCCGACCCCAACCACCTCCGGCCCACGATCCGCCAGCCGGTCCCCTCGATCTTCGTGGACCGGTCCAGGACGATCCTCCGGAGGACCGTCGCGGTGGCCTCCGCGTCCATCCGGGGCCCGACCCTGCCGGAGACCTTCGAGGGGTCCACCCCCACGGACCGGACCCGGTACTCCAACGAGAAGGTGGTCTCCGGCCAGAGGCCGTACCCGGGGGCCCCGTTCATCTGGAGCAGGGTGGCATAGCGCTGCATCGTGTCCGCGCCCTCCGGGGCGTAGCCGTCCCCGACCGGGACCGTGGATGCGCGCAGGGCGACCAGGAGCGCGTCGGTGACCTTCCGCTGGTCGATCATCGTGGCGCTCATCGGCCGGTCCTCCGAGTGGGGAGCCCCAGGGCTTCCAGGGCGGCCAGGAACTCGGGCAGCACCTCCGCGTACCCGGGGGCGAAGTGGGGGTAGGCGGGCTGGTCGTAGTACCGGTTCAGGGAGTCCCGGCCCTCGAACCCCAGTTCCAGCCGCCGGGCCTGTGGCGCGTTCGAGCCGACCTCCGCGTGGGAGGCCCCGAGGGTGTTGTAGGTCCGCCGGTTGATCGACTTCAGGTAGGTGCCGGTGATGTTCCTGGGACCGGGGGGCCCGGTCCGGGGCTTGTTGGCGTGCCTCTTGACGTGGGTCTGGAGGACCGCCCCGTAGTGCAGGACGAGGGCCTTGCGGCGCTCCGAGGTCGTGAGGTCCAGGGCGATCATGTCCGCGGCTACCTGGTAAGGCGTGCTCATGACGGTGGGGCCGGGGAACGCAGAGAGCACCTGAGGCGGCGGAGAACGGCGTGAGACCGTCGCCCGATGCTGTCGATGGTGAGGTTCAGGCCGAGGAGGTCCCGGTCCCCTCCGACGTGGATGTGGTCGATGACCACGACTTGCCCGACAGCCAGGCCCACCGCGTCCAGGGGGACCCGGACCACGTAGGTGGATTCGGCCAGGAGATCATCGGACCGGACCTGGTACCCGGCGGCGATCCCCAGGTTCGCCGAGACCGAGCAGTCACCCTGCCAGACCACGTCGTCGTCGGGGTACACGACCCGGCCCAGGTCGTCGTCGAAGACAGGGTCGCCCCCGGAGTCGTCCCCGTAGACGGTGCAGGAGTCGATCAGGACCTCAGAGGCGAAGGCCCGCTCCCGTTCCAGGTTCGGGGCGGTCACCCGGCCCCGGCCTTCCGGAGTCGTTCCGCGATGATCTCGATGCCCCGGTCGAACGCCTTGACCCGGCCCTTCCCGAGGGAGTTGGCGGCCTCCCGCTTCAACTCGTCCAGGTCCATGGACTCGATCAGGTCAGCGGCCTCGACGAACCCCCCGGCTTCCCGGGGGACCTCCACGATGGCGACCCCGTCGATCTCCACGTCGTTCGACCAGACCTCCAGCGCGAGGCGCGGGGCCCGGCCCTCCCCCTCCGCGTAGAACGTCAGGGCGGAGACCTGGGCGGCGATCTCCTCGCCCCCGATCCGGATGGAGCCGGAGCCGTCAGGGCTGATCTTGATGCGGATGGGGAGGATGGGGGATTCGCGAAGCATCCCCCCACCTTGCCCGGCAGGGGGATGCGATCGGGGATGCAGAGAGGGTCAGGCGAAGTAGCTGTAGTTCTCCCGCTCGAACCCGGGGGTGTAGCACTGGCCGACCTCCACGTCCCGGTACGGGGAGTCGAACCCGCCGTTGGCGTTCATGTCGTGGCCCGGGTTCCCGAAGCCGACCTCCCGGCCGCAGACCGGGCACTCGGTGGTCTCGGAGGTGATGTCCAGGACCCACCGGCCGAACCGCTCGTCCAGGCCGAGGCCCTTCAGGTAGGCCCAGAGGGAGTGGGGACCCCGGAAGTAGGAGTCGCCGTTCCAGGCGGCCAGGAAGTTCCCGAGGTTCCAGGTCATCTTGTGGGTGGCCTCCGGCCGACCGACGATCTTCGTGGTGACCGTGTCCCCGAAGAGGACCGCAGCCTGGAAGGTCTGGCCGCCCACGACCTCGGCCTGGAACACCACGTCGCAGCGGTGCTGGGACCGGAGGAGTTCGGCCTGATGGATGTGACGCTCCTCGTAGTGGTGGCCGCTGTTCAGGCTGACGTTGCACGTGTTGCAGTCGACAGTCCAGAACTTGGTCCCGGAGGAGTAGGTGTGCTCGTTGAGGAATGCGTTGTTGGTCATGGGGACATCTAACCAGACCTGATCGTTCCTGTCTAGACCTGATCCCGGTGGTGCTGGTCGTCGTCCTCGATGATCTCCACGGCGTTCCGGATCGCGTTCGTGCAGACCCGGGCCACGTCGATCCTCTTCCGGTCCACCCGGGACCAGACCTCCCAGGGGACCACGATCGAGACCGGGACCGGTGGCACCGGCAGGGTCCTGGACTTGTCCTTCGTCATCGTCCGACTCTCCTCTGCTTCTTGTAGCGAGCGGGCAGCGGTTGCCCTAGCTCCTTCATGACCTTCCGCCAGGCGTCGTCGTGACCGTGGCCCGGGGTCAGGATGTGGGCGTACTCGTGCCACATCAGCCGGGACGGCCGGTCCGTCACGACCCAGGCCCCGTCCGGGCCCCGGGAGGCAGCGAACAGTCTCCGGTGGGACCGGACACAGATGAACCCGAAGTACGGGTCATTCGGCTCGTTGTGGGCGTGGGCCTGGGCCCTGAAGGAGGAGCCGATCCCCCGGGCGTAGCAACCCCCGACGAAGAGGCCCCGGACCTCCGGCCAGTCCCAGGGGGGAGGTCTGATCCCCCACTCGGCCATAGTCTCCGGGGTGGGCTGGAAGTTCGTCACGCCACCCCCCAGGCCCTGCCGACGTACGCCTCGGCGCAGTCGATGCAGGCGTTCACGACCGGGCCCTTGGCCTTGGCGGTGACCGGGTCCAGGGGGACCAGTTCCACGCCCTGCGGGTGGCGGGGGTCCAGGTCCCATTCGATGATGCGTTCGCACCAGTGGCAGGTGTCTTCGGTTTGAGTGGTCATGCGGACCACCCTAGCACAGACCTGGCTAACCCTGTCTACCCCTGGTCAGTACCAACGGTGCGGTTCGACCGCCTCCATCATCTCCGGGAGCCACTCCTGGCCGACCTCCTGAAGGACCGTGATCTCCTCGAAGGTCAGGTCCACCCGGAGCCCGTCAGGGCGAATCACGTACATGTGCTTCCGGCCCGGGATGGACTGCCGGACAGGGACCTCGATGTAGTGGGGCCGGACCGTCTCCGTGCAGCCAGGGGTCGAGCAGACGTACCGCTCCACCCCGCCGGAGTGGTACTCGTGGCAGTCCGGGCACCACCAGTCAGGGGCGTACACAGGCTCCCAGGAGTCCGCCCCGTGGAAGTGCAGGTGCCCCCGGGCGTCCAGGTGGACCCAGTTCGGGTCGTCGGCGCGGGAGGTCCGGGACATGGTCGGGGTGTCGATCACATCGACCTCGACCCCCACGGTGTAGCCCTCCGGGCCAGGAGCGAACCTCACAACTCCTGATCTTATCTGACTGACCCGGCAGGCCCTGGTCAGATCGGGTCGAGCAGGTCCCCCGGGTGATCGCCCCTCTCAACCGCGCAGAACCACTTCGCCCAGGACTCGTCGATCCCCTCCTCCACCATCAGGGCCACCGCCTCCTCCGTGGTCGCCGCTGCGCGGACACGCGCCGCTAGGTCAGCCATCCCAGACTCCTCATCAGGTCGTCGATCGCGTCGGCTATCGGGCCGAACTCCTCCCAGGTCCACTGCTCATGTCCGTAGCCAACCTCGGAGGCGAGCGGGTGCTTCCTCCCGGCCAGCGTGTTCTCGATCCGCTCGCGCATCAGGGGGTCCCTGGACCGCTCCGCCACCCACTGGTGGTAGGCCCGGGCCCACAGTTCCTCCGGGGTGTTGGCGTACCCCTTCCAGAAGTCCCCGCCGATCTCCGTCGTCGTCTTGTAGGTGGGGGTCTCCACGATCACGTCATACACCCGGGCGAAGGCCCGCATCGCCTCCTCCCCCTTCGTGCCGACCAACTCCTCGACGATGGGCTTGATCTTGTCCGGGAAGTCCCGGACCCCCTCCTGGTAGAACGACGAGTTGGGCTGCTCCAGGGCCTTCCGTTCCAACTCCGCGAACTGCTTGTCGTACCGGTGCAGCCGCCAGGCGGCCTTCGAGGCCCACTCCTCGTCGGCCGGGGTCATCATGCTGATGTCGGCCCAGTGCCCCAGTTCGTGGACCACGGTTCCCGGGTCCGGCATCACCTCGTTCTGGATGATCCGGGAGACCGGGTCGAGTTGCCGTTCCAGGCGTTTGATCTCCACGTAGATCGGGTTGTTCCCACCGCGGGAGGGGAGGAACTGGCCGTTCGCCGGGTTCGTGGCGTCCTTCAACTCCTGGATGAGGACCCGGTCCGGGTGGGGGGAGTCCACCAGTTCCCGGGCGGCCCCCCGGCCCTTGATGGCCTTCGAGGGGTTCATCTTCGTGGTCCCGTACCCGTGGACCTTCGACATCTGCTCCTGGGCGTGCTCGACCGCGTCCCGGACCAGTTCGTGCATGTCGTCGTCGAGGTGGGTGAACTGGTCGATCTTCGGGCCCTGTGGTCCCTTCCGGACCGGGCCTGTCTTCGCCGGTTCCTTCCGGGGGGCCCGGGGGGTCCTCTCCCCGCGGGTCGCCCGGGGCGCACGAGGCGGCCTCCGGGGGGCAGCCTTCTGCAACTCCCGGGCCACGGAGAACTTGCCGCGCCGTTCCCCGGTGACCAGGAACTCGGCGGCCCGGGCCCTCTCCTCCGCGGCCTTCTCGAACGCGTCCGGGGTCAGACCTGACCGGGACGGGCCCTTCGCGTCGGGGCGGGGTGACCAGGACCTGGCGCAGCGGGGGTGGGCGATCGGGTTGTTCCGGGCCTCCTGGAGGGAGACCACCATCCCGTTGGCGAACGGGGGGACCCCGTGGGCGATCAGCCCGCAGTCCAGGCCGTCGAAGCACTCCATCCAGCGGATGCCGTCCTGCGCGGCCTGGACGAAGGTCCCCTCGTTGAACGCGAGCGCGGAGGAGGTCCGGGCGGACATGTCGGCCCAGTCGGAGATGGCGTGCCGGGCCCCGTTCTTGTACTGGAGGGTCAGGAGCCCGGCTTCCTTCCGGGCGGCCTCGGCCAGGTCCCGGCCAGCCTTGGACGCGGTGGCCTCCCCCAGGATGGTGCGTTCCGCCGCGGACTTCGCCAGGTTCCGGAGGGTCCTCTTCGTGTCCTCCTTCACGAACCGGGTGGCCTCCAGGACCTCCTCCCAGCGGGTGACGGCCAGGGCCTCGGCGGCCTCCCGGTGAAGCTGCGTCCAGACCACGTCGTGCCCCAGGGTCTCGGCGGCCTGCTGGGCCCCCAGCCGGTACGCATCCAGGAGGGGCCCGGACAGGAACTCGCGGTGGGCTTTCTCCAGGGCCCCTACTTCACGGTCGACCGCGGACTGGAGGGAGCGGAGACGGCGTGATTTCGTCGCCTCCCGGCCTCCGAGGGCTTTCGCAAGGTCCTCAGCCATTCGGGCCTGTGCGCCCTCGTAGAGCCTCAGGAGGGCCCGGATGCCCGGTTCCAGTTCCCGGGGTTGTGGCACAGGGTCAGAGTACGGCCAGGGCGTCCACGGGGGAGTACCCGAGCTTCGAGGTGAAGTAGTTGTCCATCGGCCCTGTCCGGCCGCCGGTCGTCCGGCTGATCTCCCCGCGCACCGTCGCCGGGTTCAGCTTGTGCCGGAACCGGGTCGGCAGGGGAGGAGACTCGATCTGCGCCGGGTCCCACTTGAACCAGGAGGCAAGGGTCTGGTGCAGAGGGTCGTCGGTGATCGTGCCGAAGCCCCGGAACAGGGACCAGATGCCGATCATGACCTCCCCGCACAGCCAGTTGTCGCCCAGCCACTCCGTGTTCGTCGAGTAGTTGATCGCCTGGTTCACGCGCATCACGTACACGAAGGCCTCGTGCGGGTGCAGGATGTTCCGTTTCTTGCTGGCAGACCCGGCCGTCATGTCCGGGCGGGAGCCCACGAACCCGACGCCGACCTTGGTCCAGATGCCGTTCGCGTCGTTCGCCTCCCCCCAGCCGGGCCCGTTCTCAGTGCAGTGGACCAGCCAGTCCCGGAGCTTCGCCCGGTAGTTCACCCCGCCGATCGTGCCCAGGTTCCAGCCAGCGTTGTGGATGCCCGGGGGGTCCTTGTCGAAGTTCTCGAAGGCCACGTCGCCCGGCTTCGTGACGTTGTCGATGTTCTCCCCGATCGGGGTCGTCTTCCGATAGGGCTCCGTGTAACAGTGCGTCCCGTAGTCCGTGCAGAAGACAGCGTCGTCGGTGTCCGCGGTGGACCCGGTCAGGCCGTCGATGTTCTTCAGGGCCCGGTAGGCCTGCCATTCGGGCTTCAGCCGGACCATCTCGTCCAGCCAGCGCTTGTACCACGAGACCGGGGACAGGAAGCTCGGCCCGGAGGTGAAGTCCGGGTACGTGAACGTGCGGTTGTCAGAGTCCGGGCGGGCCGCGCACCCGGCAGGGATCACGACCCGGCTCGCCCACTTGTTCCCTGACCCGACGATGATCCCGGCGTACTGGTACATGGAGGCCCGGCAGAACATCTCCGGGTAGGACCGGGGCTTCGAGTAGGGGACGTGGTTCCCCTCGTTAGAAAGCTCGAACATGAGGGGTCCGGAGATGTGGTCGAGTTGCTGGGCGAGCCACTTGAAGGACTCGAAGGCCTCCTCGTACTGGCCCGGGTTGATCGGCAGGCGGCCGTCGGTCGTGTTGTTCTGCCCGCCGATCTGGAAGGTCACCGTCGCCGTGGAAGGGGTCATCCCTCCGCCCTGGACGATGAAGTCCCCCGGGTCGTTCTGGAACTGGTTCGGGAGGAACCCGGCCTGGATGGGTTCCCCGGCCACGTCGATGGTGCCGTCGCGGTGCAGCTTGAACCCGTTGGTCCCCGGGCCGGAGACTGACATCCCCCCGTAGTCCCCCCGGGGGATCGGGTTGTCGAACCGGATCGTGTTCGAGGAGATGATCCGGCCCTGCATGTTCGCCATGCCGATGATGTTCCGGCGTTGCAGCCACTTCGGGACGAACCAGGCCCCCAGGAGGGGCACCATCCCCTCGGCCACGATCGAGTTGATCAGGTCCAGCTTGCCGCCCAGGTTCGCGGTGTACTGCTCGTGGACGTTCCCCTCCCAGCCGGTCCACTGGAGGTCGATGCGGACCGCCTTCAGGTTGTGGTTCTGGTTGCCGACCAGGTCCTGGCGCCGGGACTTGATGTGCGACATGAACAACTGGAAGTCGACCCGGTTCGACGAGTGGTCGCCCATGCCGAGTGACATCCCTGCCTTCAGGGGGTTCGAGGAGGCGGTCTGAACAGCGAACGTGATCGTGTGGGTGTCCGCGTCCGCGTCGGTGTCCACGGCCCGGAACACCACGTTGGCAGCGGCCTGGTTCGTGGTCGGGCGCCCGCGCAGGGCCCGGACCCCACCCACGGTCGTCCAGGTCACCCCGGGGGGCAGGGTCCCGGAGGAGATCGACCAGGTCGGGGCCCCGGTGTTGTTGACCACGTCGAACACCACGTCGTCCATCACCTGATCCCGGACCAGGGTCAGGGACGTGACGTTCGGGTTGACCGTGATCCGGTAGACCCCGGCGGCCACGACGTTGATGGCCCTCTGGATCGTGACCGCGGTCCCGGCGTTGTCGGTCACGGTGATGTCCACGGAGTGCGTGTCGATCGTGTTCGGGGTACCGGCCAGACGGCCCACGTTCCCCACGTCCGTGAAGGTCACACCCGCGGGGAGGGAGGACAGGAAGTGGGGGGCCCAGGTCCAGGTGTACGGGGCGATCCCCCCGGTCGCCGTGAAGTCGATGTCGGTGAAGTCCACCCCGACGACCAGGTTCGGGATCGACGCCGGACCCACGACTGACAGGGGGGTGGTGGCCGGATACGTGACCCCGTCGATCAGGGCCTCCCCCAGCTTGTTCGTGATCGTGTTCGCGTTGACCACGATCGTCCCGGTGATCGTGGTCCCCTTCAGCCCGTACATCACGTTCGCGCCACCGGACTTCGCCATGGCCTGCGTGTTGTTCGTGTAGGTCAGCCCTGCCACCTTGTTGACCCGGAAGGCGGCACGGTCCGAGTTGACCAGGACCCCGCCCCCGGTGTTCCCGTCGATCACGAGGGGCCCGGCGGCAGTCCCGGCGGTGGTCCCCAGGGTCGCCAGGAGGGGACCGTGCGCGGCGGAGGCGAGGATGTTCCGGAGGGTCAGGGTCGTCCAGCGGCCGACCCCGTAGGCCCGGATCGAGTCGTAGCCCCCATCGGTGACCGCGCCGGTCAGGGTCAGGTCGTGGATGTTGACGTTCGAGCAGACCTCCCCGGTCGTGGGTTCGATCGCGATGGACTCCCTCCCGGTCGCCCCCATGGCGATCTGCTTCCACTCGTACCCGTCGGCACCGACGATGGCGAGGGCGTGGTTCCCGCAGCGCTGGACCTGGCCGGTCCCCTGGACCACACAACCCAGGGGGTCCGTGCCGGAGAGGGGCACATACCGGATGCCGGACCCGTACACGTTGTAGATGTCCGGGGAGTCGATCGTGACGTTCACACCCCCGGAGACCTCGATCCCGTGCTGCCCCGCGTACGTGGCGTTGAACGCCGGGGCCCCGGCGGAGGGGTGGGAGCCGCTGATCTTCGGGGCGTCGATCCGGACGTTCGTGCAGTCCTGGACCGTGAGTTGGACCCGGTTCCCGAGGCCGGTCTGACCGGGGCTGATCCGGGACCCCTCGAACCACATCTGCCAGTACGACTTGGAGGCGACGACCAGGTCGAAGTCGGACCGGTACACGACCCCGGACCAGAGGTGAGCGAACTTCGGGGTTCCGGCCACACCGGAGGGGACCGAGTCGAGGAAGTCCTGGAGGTTCTCGGTCTGGGAGGTGGCACCCAGGGGGAACCCGGGGGCGGTCCGGAGGACGGTCCGGGGGGCCAGGTAGTGCCCGGCGGCCACGAGGGCGGCCCGGCCGTTCGTGATCGTGTCGGTGATCGCGGTCAGGTCCTGGAGGTCCGCCAACTCCTGCTGGAGGTCCTGGACCTGGACCGTGGTGCGGTTGATCTCCGCGGTCTGGACCGCGATGGTTCCGGTCCTGACCGTGGCCGTCACGTTCCCGGTCAGGGTGGCCGGACGGGACAGGGTCAGGGTCGTGTCGGTCCAGCCGGTGATGATGGTTCCGGCCCGGAGCCCGAACGCGGACGCCCAGCCCCCGTTGACCCCGGGGACCCCGGTGAAGTCCCCGGTGACTGTCGTCGTGCCGACCGTCAGGGACATCGGCACCGAGTACTGGTCCCCGACCAGGGTGTCCAGGGCGGCCTCGGCGCCCAGTCTCTGGGACCGGACCTGGTCCCGTTCCGCGATCGCTGCGGCGACCTCCGCGTCGGCCTCACGCCAGATGGCCTGCGCCGCGTCCAGTTCCGCCTCGGCCTCCACGACCAGGGCGTCGACCACCGCAGGGGAGGCCTCGACCTGATCGGCCCAGTCGTCGAAGATCGCCGGGACGAGGTCGGTCACGGGATCGTCACCCCCCAGGCGTCAGCGAGCGCGACCACCTGGTCCCGCTCCGCGATGTCCTCGGCGGTCCCCGGGGGGACTGCCGCCGCGATCTGCTGTTGCAGCAACTCGACCTGGTCCTGGAGGTCCGCGATCGTCGCGGCCTGTGCTGCGGCCTGCGCCTCGGCCGGACCCAGGGCAGTGTTGGCGGCAGCCAGGGCCGCCGTGTCCTCGACGATCTCTGCGTTCAGGGCCGCGACGATCCCTGCCGTGTCCCCCCGGGCGATCAGGATCAGGTCGATCTTCGCCTGGAGCGCGGCTTCCAGCGCGTCGTCCTCCGGGTCGGACCGGGCCAGCCGGGCGTCCGCGATGGCGCGCAGTCGGGCAGGGGTGGCGGCACTCATGCGCGCAGGGTGTTCAGAGCGCTTTCGAGGGCGTTCCGCTCGGCCAGTCGGGCCGGGACGTAGGCGACGTTCACAAGCTCGTCAGGGTCCACGTCCAGGTCGTACATCTCGAACCCGTCGGGAGAGGCCAGGGTCACCCCGGAGGTGTCGACGTGCCGGACCAGTTTCCGGGGCTTGACCGCGGTGAACGGGGTCAGGACATCCAGGTAGGTGGTGATCCCGTGGGAGGTGGGCCAGCCGTCCCCGTCCCCCGCGGTGTCCCGGAAGTGGAGGAGCTTCCTGGACCGGTAGGTGTTGTTCGTCGGGTCAGCGGCGATGGAGGCCAGGTTGATCCCGACCTGGTCGCCCAGGGTTGCGGTGGCCCCGCCGAGGGCCAGGAGGGTCGCTGTGATGTCCTGGTGGTTGGTGGGCAGGTCGATGGTCTGACGGGGGAAGGCGGGGCCCCGGACCACGAGGGGGACGTGCATCGAGGGTTCGTACATCAGGTTCTTCTTGATGGCCCGGCCCCCTACCGCGTCTCCCATGACCCGGTGCTCCCCCAGCATCAGCCCGTTGTCCGAGGTGAAGATGATCGTCGTGTCGTCAGCCCTGCCGGTCGAGTCCACGAAGTTGACCAGGGCGCCGACCGTGTCGTCCAGGGCGAGCAGTTCCCGGAGGCGGCTCCTCTGGTCGTTCTGCATCTCCGCCAGTTCGGACGCCGTGGGGGTGACCTGGGCCTGGACCCAGGTGGGCTTGTCGGATACGTCGGCCTCCAGGGTGAGGGGGAAGTTCGTCAGGGCGTACTCCGTGGTGTGGTTCGGAGCAGGCTCGTCCCAGGGCCAGTGGTTCGAGGTCGGGCAGTACCACAGGCACCAGGGCTCGGTCCCCTCCATGAAGGAGATCGCCTCCCGGGTCAGGTAGTGGTCCTGGTACATCCCAGGTGTGACCGTGGCCCCGGTCTCCGTGGTGATCGAGTACAGGTTCGGTTCGTAGATGCCGTACCCGGAGCCCCCGTCCCCGGTGATCGCCCTCCAGGTCCCGCCCTCGGCAGACGTGAACCCGGGCTTCGCGGTGGCCCCCCAGGCGGCGGAGAGCATCTTCCCGAGGCCCCCGCACCGGAACCCGGCCACGTCGAGCCGCTTGAACACGTTGCCGTCCCGCTCAGCCGTGTCCGGGAGGTGGCCCTGCGTGGTGACCTCGTGTCCCTTCGTCGGGACGGTCCGCATCGCGTACTTGCCGGTGAGGAGCCCGGTCCGGGCCGGGGAGCAGAGAGGAACGTCGATCCGGCAGCCGGTGAAGTTCGTCCCCCGGCCCCGGAGGAGCCGACGGGTGTTCGGCATGTAGTCCAACTCGTCGAACCGCATGTCGTCGGCCATGATGATCAGGAGGTTCGCCATCAGCGGTACAGGTTCCAGGAGATTGACTGCCAGAGGTCCACGTCGGCCTCCTTCGCCGAGGCGGCGGTGTTCTTGATCTGGATGAAGAGCCGGGCGAGCACGGTCGCCGGGTCGTGGGTGACCAGGGTCTCGGAGGACATCGGTCCGGCGACACCCCCGGACGTGGTCGACATCGAGAAGCCGACCTGCGTGGCGTTGACCCGGCGGATACGGAGGTGGACGTACTGGTTCGAGACGGTCGCGATGGTGGAGACGACCGGGGTGGCCTCCCCTCCGGCAGTGGTCCGGGACACGAACCGCCAGAAGGCAGAGTCGGCGGAGAGGTGCTGGATGAAGATGGCGTCCCCCGGGGTCTCCGAGGTGGGGAGGGAGGAGAGACCGGCCCGGACATCCAACCCGGAGAACCCGTTCAGGACCGGGCGGAACCAGATGTCCACGTCGAAGTCGGAGTCCAGGTTGAGCGCGGACTGGGCCGGGGCGTGGAGCACGCAGAGGGTGTTGATCGTGGCGCCCGTGTTCAGGTGCAGGACCCCGGGCCGGAACGAGGTGTTCGTCCCCTGGGCGGAGGAGCCCCCGTCCCGCAGGCAGCGGGTCTCCCCGATGGAGCCGGAGACGGTGGCGTCGGCGTGCCACCGGAAGTCATCCCGGTACAGGGACCGGGTACCGACCCCGGCGGCGTCCCCGATGGGGGTCCGGATGCCGTGGGTGTCGGAGAGGGCGTTCAGCTTCTGGTCGACGACCACGCCGTCGGCTTTCTCCATGTCCAGGGTCGACAGGTCGTCCTCGACGTTCCCCTGACCCACGGAGGACCCGGAGAACACGTCCACGGCCTGGCCGGAGAACGCGTTGCCCTCCACGTTCCCGATGAGGCCCACGATCGTTGCTGCGATCGAGTCGACGTACCCGTGGCTGGCGGCAGTCCCGGCGTCAGGTTCCACCCCGGCGGCCGCGTCGGCCACGTCCAGGGACCCGTCGGTGTTGAACGCGGGGATCGTGGCGTCCACGTCGGTCCGGGTGATGGTCCCGTTCACGATCATGGCCGAGGTGATCGTGTCCGGCCCCGGGGTTCCTCCCCCTCCCCCGGAGGCCGTGATGCTGATGACCCCGGTCGTGTCGTTATAGGCGACGGAGGCGTTCGTATGTACGCCTCCGGTGAACATGGAGGCGATCAGGTCCTGGAGGTACTCGGTGATCACGGCCAGGGAGATCGAGTCCCCGGCGTCGTTCGGGGTGACGGTGATCCCGGTGTGAGCCCCGGCGGCCAGGGCCGCAGCGATCGTGTCCCGGACGATCTCCGGGTCAGTCGCCCCTCCCCCTCCGGAGACGGTGGCGTTGACCTTGTGGGTCCCGGAGTTGTAGGCGAACGTGATCCCGGTGTGCGTGCCGCCCGTGAACATGGCGCCCACGTCCGCGAACGCCAGTCCCCCGGAGCCTCCCCCGACGATGAACTCGGCGGGGATCAGACCGTCGACCAGAGGGGCCACGGTCCGCCCCAGGTCCCACCAGACCAGGTGCCTACCGGCGATCTCCCCCTCGTCCTCGTCCGGCAGGGGCCCCGCGGTAATGACCCAGCCGTTGGACTGGTAGATGGGGATTTGCTGCGCCTGTGCGGCGATCAGACTGCCGGGGATGCCCGGGTGGGTCATCGGCGTGGTCGCGGGCATCCCCCCGATGCTGCCCTACCGGGGCTCCTGTTCGGGGATGCAGAAGGGCCCCCCTGCCGGAGCAGGAGGGCCCTTCGTTTCTTCTGGCCGGTCCCGGTTGAGCGCCCGGCCCGGCCAGGAGATCAGTAGGAACCGAAGCGGATCATGTCCCGGTCAGCCTCGTATGCGCCCCGGTCCTCCAGAGGGCAGGGCCCGGCGCCCGGGTAACCGTGACCAACTGCATCGCAGAGGGAGCAGGTGGGGCCCTCGACGTAAGCGTCCTCGTAATCAGCCAGGAGGGAGCAGGCGTCGGCGTCCACGACCAGGGTCTTGCCGCCCAGTTCGGTGCGGACGATCAGACGATCTCCCCGGGGGGAGACTCCGGTAACCAGGGCGACGAACTCGTCGTAAGGGGTGGAGCGGCGGGAGGTCACAACCTCGTCGCCCGGGGTGAAGGTGGTTGCTGTCGTGGTCATGGGGACATCTAACCAGACTTCCCCAGACCTGTCCAGCCCTGTCTAGGTGAGGTGGGCGCGGAGGGCCTCCCGGGCCTTCTTGAACCGGCCGTTCGGGGCGGAGGAGGTCCGGTCCGTCACGATCCCCAGGCCGTTCACCGCGTTCGGGTTCGCCTTCGTCCCAGCCGGGAAGTCCCGCCAGTTGAAGATGAACCCGGGCCCGGCCCCTGTCTTCGTCTGCCAGAGGGAGACCTGCTTCACCAGGAGGTCGGCCTGCTGGTCCTGTGTCCTCTGCGGGCGGCCCCCGGCGTCATGCGGTTGGGTCGTGTACCCGAACTCGGTGCCCCAGACCTTCAGGAAGCCGTGCCCGTACTTCTTCATCGTGGCCCGGATGTCGTCGTACTGGGTGGTCATCACCGACCAGTCGAAGCGCTCCTCCGGGTGGTCCGTCGAGTACGGGTGGATCGACCAGGCATCGACCAGGTCCTTGTGTCCGGCCTCGTACCACCAGCGCACGTAGTCCCGCATGTTGATCCCCTGGTACCGGCCAGGCTGAGCCTCTACCGGGCGTGTCTTCCCGGGGGCGAACGCGCCCAGGACGATCCGGGCCTTCGAGTTCGTGGCCGCCATCGCCTGCTTCGCCACCCGGAGCATGTTCGCCTGGTCCTCCACGGAGGGGTACTTCCAGAACGGCTCGTGGTTCGACTCGTTCCAGTGCTCGAACCGGATGACCCCCTGCGACTCCCCGGCCTCCACACAGGCCGCCACGTAGCGGCCCCAGGCGTCGTAGTGCTGCTCCGCGGGAGGGGCCTTCGAGCCGAAGGTGGCGAGGGCAGGGCGGCGGTAGAACGACGGTGTGTAACCGAGGACCGGGAGGGAGTGCATCCCGGCGTTCCTGATCCACTCGGCCACCTTGATCCGGCGCTCCAGGGGCGCCCCCCAGACCTGCCCCTGCTTCAACTCGATCCCCACCCAGGACCAGTCCCAGCGGACCCACTTGAACCCGGTCTCCGCGATCTTGTCGACATCCCATTTGACCTGATCGTCGGTGGCCCCGAGCCACCCTCCTGCTGTGCATACACCGATGGCGTTGGGCATGGCCGGACGTTAGACGGTCAGGTGACCCAGGCGTAGGCCCGGGTGTTCGCAGAGGTGATCGCCCCCGCGGGGTTCGGCGCGGTCGTGGTCAGACCGGTGTCCGCGGTGTTCCCCTGGAGGATCGGCGCCATCGAGGCGACCAGGGCGTTCGGGGAGGAGACCAGGAGGGTCGGGACCGTGGTCGCCTTCACCATGATCCCCAGGTAGTACATCCCGGAGGCCGTGATCACGTAGGGGGACGTGAGGGCCTTCGTGAACGGGGTGTTGGCGGCCATCGCGGTCGTGGTCTGATCGGCGGTCTGCCGGAGGAGGACCGGGGCGGTGGCGTGGTAGCTGTACAGCGCGAACCACCAGTTCGTCGGGGTTCCGGCTGCGGTGGCCCCGGTGTGGAAGCTGATGTTCGTGACCGTCATCCCGGCCTTCAGGGCGATCCCGACGAGGAACAGCTTCTGTGTGGTCAGGGTGGCGACGTTCGTGATCGTGCCGCCCGCCCGGTCCACGGTCTCGGCCAGGGCCCCGGTGGGGCCCAGGATCGTCTCGGGTTGCATCGTGTCGAAGTCCGCCCAGGAGGACGAGGCGGTGACCCGGAAGGTGGAGTCGGGCATGACCCATCCGGCCTGGGTGACCCCGGAGCCGTTGTCCCGGACCGAGACCGTGGCGTTGTCCGCTACCCCGGCAGGCAGGGTGTGCTCGGGGATTTGGATGCCCCCCAGGGACAGGACCCGGAGGCGTTCAGCAGGAGTGACCCCGGTCCCCGGGAGGGCGACCCGGAAGTCCATCGGGGTAGCAGAGTCCGTGGCGGTGGCGGTGGCCTGGAAGTCCACGTACCCGTTCGGGTTACCGGAGTTCGTGACCCCGGTGGCCCCTCGGAGGTTGGCACCCAGCCGGGCGACGGACCTGCCAGCGGCGGAGGCGGCCGGGCCGGACTCGGAGTGCTTCCCGACGAAGTACTGGTTCAGGGCCCCGAGCCCGACGGCCGTGAAGGCAGGGGTTCCCTGCGCGTCCATCGTGGCCTGGAGGGCTCCCCCGGTGATCGCGTCGACGATCTCCGCGGTCGGGTCGATACGGGCGCCCAGGTGGGCGTCGGATGCCGCGGGGCCCAGGTAGCGCTTCGCCACGGGCTACGGCTTGGCGTGGATCGTGACGCGCAGGGAGTTCGTGGCCGGGGCGACACCGAACGTGAACGTCGCGACCGTGGTGGAGGTGGCGACCACGTCACAGTCGTAGAACTCGTGGGTGGTCACGTCCCGCACGGACGCGATGATGTCACGGGTTCCCAGGGAGTGCGTGACCGCGATCGCGGTGGTGGAGTTGTCCCCGATCGTCGCGGAGAACGCCTGGACCCGGGCGGCCAGGGCCGTGGTGACCGTCGTGGAGAACGCCGCGTCGTCTGCCAGGGCGTCGGACAGTTCCCCGAGGGTGTCCAGGGTCCCCGGGGCGGTCCCCACGATCGCAGCGGTGACCGCGTTGATGATCGTGGTCTTCGAGTCCCCGCCCAGGGTGTCCGCGTCCAGCGTGCCCAGGATGGTCCGGACGTTCGCCCCGGTCAGTTCCTCCGGGTCCCCGGCACCCGCGGTGATCCGGCCCAGGACCCGGGAGGTCGCGGACACGTCCTGCATCTTGGCGTAGGTGACCGCCCCGTTCGCCAGGTCCCCGGTGGCGATCGACGCGTCGGTGATCTCCGAGGAGCCGATCCAGCCGGTCCCCAGGAAGGTCCGGACCTGTGCCTGCGTCAGTTCCTCGATCACACCGGAGGAGGCGGTCACGCGGCCCAGGACCCGGGCCGTGGCGATGTTGGCGATCTTGGAGAGGGCCACCGACGCGGTGATCAGGGAGGCGGTCAGGGCCGGGGTGGCATCGGTGTACGTGAAGTCGATCTCGGAGGAGTCCACGAGCATGGCGCCGACGGCGTCCTGCGCGGCCTCGTCGTTGTACTGGGTGATCGTGGTAGCGACCGTGATCGTGTCGGCCCCGTCATTCGGGGTGATCGTGATCCCGGTCCCACCGACCAGGGCTGCCGCGAGCGCGTCCCTGGCGTTCTCGTCGGTGTAGGCCCCGGAGACCTCCGAGGCCCAGGCCAGACCGGCGAACGCGGTCCCGTTGTGGACCATGAGCCGGTGGTTCCCGGAGTGCATGTAGACGGAGCCCTCACCGCCGTGGGAGCCAGGGTCCGAGCCGGAAAGCTGGAGCTTCAGTTCCAGCAGTTCGAGCCAGTTCAGTTCCTGGGAGGTGAGCTTCTTCCGCGACATGGTCCGAGTGTCCCTTCCTGCCCGCGGCTACGCGGGGATGCCGATCAGATAGGCCTCACCGGAGAACGCGCCGTTGGCCCGGATCACGACCTCCCCGGACTCGTCCAGGTCCACGTCCGGTTCGACCTCCTCGTGGAAGGAGTCCACGACGGTGACGGCCAGGACCTTCGTGAACGTGTGGGCGATCCGCCATTCCGCGGCCGCGATGGCCTGGACGTGGACCAGGGTGAGTTGCTCCGAGGTGACCCCGTCCTCCCCGGGGGGACCGGGGACCGCGATCCCCTGGACGGTGATGGCCTGGACGGTCTCCTCCTCCAGGTCAGGGGAGGGGGGCACCGTGGAGGTCTCCGCCCCGTCGCCCTCGTTCGCGATGTCCGCGATGCCCTCGGCCCAGGTCTGCCCGTCCTGGTCCACGATCGTGACCGAACCGACCCCGGTCGCCAGGTCATCGGTCTCGGAGGAGTCCGCGGTGACCACGAGCGTAGAAGGCGCTGAGAGCACCGTATTTGGCGCCAGGAGGAGCCGCCGACCCCTGGACCGGACCTCCGTGAGGAAATCGACCTCGGGCAGCGTGAGGCCCTGGAACGTGATCGTGTGGACGTAGTCGACCCCGGGCCGGATGTGGAAGTCCACCCGGGCGGTCACCGGTACCACTCCCAGACGTACTCCCAGAGGAGGACCACGACGCACGCGGACACGAAGAGGATCACCACCAGCCCGAGGAGAGGGCCCGTTCTGAGACGGGCCACTCGGCGTCCAGTGCGGAGACCTCGTCCGGGTCCAGCCGGGCCACGGACACGGCAGGGAGGGCACTCGCGTCCTCGTCCCCCTCGACCCCGTCCTCCAGGTCGATCAGCCGGAGGACCTCCGCGATCCTCTCGTTCAGGGCGTCCAGTTGAACCTTGGTGGTCTCCCGGGAGTAGTCCTGGTCGACCGACAGCTTCCCGGGGGAGGAGATCAGGTCGGCGCGACGGCGCAGCAGGATCGACAGGGCGGCCCGGAGGACATCGTCCTCCTGGCGGGTCAGGGCGTCCTCTACTGCGAGGTCATCCGGTTCGGAGCCGACGTGGTCCCGGACCTGCTCGATCTTGACCAGCGTCTCGGGGGACGCCACGGGTCAGCCCTTGGTGTCGGGCTTCGGAGGTGCCGCCGTCTTCGCTGCGGGGGCGTCCTTGGACTCCCCGATCAGGGGCTCCGCGACCGGCTCGGCCTCCGGGTCGAAGGCCTCCGGGTCATCGGCGTACAGGTGCTCGGACTTCAGGGCCTTCGCCTGCTCGGCGTTGGGCTTGGCGTCCGGGTAGTCCGGGCCGAACCAGACCCCATCCACCTCGACGTTGTGCTTCAGGTCAGCCATCAGGGTCTCCGATCAGACGGTCGCGACGAACAGGGCGTTCGGGTCCCGGAGGACCGGGAGCGCCACGGCCTCGCCAGTGGTGAGCATCGCGGCGGGCCGGATCGACTCCTCCACGTAGGCGACGACGCCCTTGGCGTCCGAGTAGGCCAGGAAGCCCTTGCCTGCCAGCATCCCGGCGTTCGGGGAGGTCCCGAAGATGGTGTTGCCCAGACCGGAGCCCACACCGATGACCTTGCGCTCCGGGAGGACCCGGGCCAGGCCGGAACCGTCCACGGCCGGAAGCTCGTCGTCCACGACCACCATGGGGGCGATGTTGTGGGCGGACATGACCTGGGCGACGGTCTGCTCGGTCACGATCCCCCGGACCCCGCCGTCAGCGGTGGACGGGGACAGGTTCCGGACCTGGGCGTTCAGCCCCAGTTCGGCCACGATCTGCGAGGAGACCATCCAGAACAGGGGGTTCGCCCCACCGTTGTGGGACCGGAACACCTTCTGCCAGGCGGCCAGGTTCGTGACCGGGGTGGAGGCGGCGGTGTCGGACCAGAGGGTGCCTGCGGTCACGACGTGGGTGCCGGGGAGGCTGAAGTCGGCCTGGATGGCGTTGTCCGGGCCGATGATCGAGGACTCGATCGTGACGATCCCGTCCAGGAGGAGGTCGATCTGCGCCCACGAGATGCGGTTGTAGACGGCCTTCACCATGTTGACCGCGTCGTCGTAGATGGACCGGAGGGCCGCCTGGCCCCCCTCCTCCGTGACACCGGCCCGGAGCTTGTTGATCCGGGCGATGTCCTTCTCGCCCAGTCGCATCGACAGGCCGAGGGGAGGAATCTCACCACCGATGATGGTGATACCGGGGCGCTTCCCGAGGGGCGGCGCCGTGTCCCACGACCGGTACTTGGCGACCTGCATCGACGCCCGGGTGTCGATGTTCTGAAGCTCGTACTCGATGTCGTCCACATCGATCGTCGGGAGGACCCCGGCGAAGATGTCGCTGTTCTGCGTCTGCTCACGGACGTACCCGACAAGCTCCGGGACATCGATCACGTCGGTCACGTAATCAGCCATGTTGTGGTTTCTCCAGGGTCAGGTCGGGGGTGCGGATGGGGATCAGGAGGATCAGACGAACCGGAACTTGGCGGCCAGGTCCGTCTTCGCGGCGGTGGTCAGGCCGTGGCCGGTGGGCAGGTTGGACTCGTCCACCTCGCCGTGCCAGTACAGGGGGACCAGTTCGTCCACGGTGGCGGCCAGGAGACTGTCGATCTCCACGTCGGCGCCCAGGAAGCCCACCGCCGTGTCGAGGCCACCGGCCCCGGCGTCGGCGTAGAGCCCGTACAGGCCGGTGGCGGTGACCTTGCCCAGGGTGATGCCGGAGGGCAGGTACCCGTTGGGGAAGGCGGTCACGAAGTCGAACGTGGACCGGTCGAGCACGACCGAGTCCATGTCCTTCAGGGCGTTGATGCCACCGGGGGCCACCCACGAGAAGTTGGTCCCGGTGACGATGGTGCGCTTCGTGCGGGGCTGGATCGACATGGGTCAGGTTCCTCCGACGGGTCCGCCGACACGCTGGAAACGGTCGAGCGGGTTGATGGACTTGGCGGCTTCGGCTTCTTCCCGGGCCTTGGCCCGGCCTGCTTCGATACCGGACGGCGGGGGTTGCCCACCAGGGGGACGGTTCCCGGGCTTCACACCCGGACCTCCTCCGGCAGGGGGAGCCTGGACGGCGAACAGGGCTGGGACATCGGTGTCCTTCAGCTTCTTGATGTCCGCGTCGATCTCCTCGTCCGTGGCCCCGGGGGAGACCGTGACCAGGTTCACGGCCCGGTCCAGGGCGGTCTCCGGCACCCCGGCCACACTGAGCTTGGCCCGTACCTTCGCGGCATGGAGCATCTCGGCGGCGGCGGCCCGGTCCGCGGCGGCCTCCTGCTTCAGCCGGTCCGCTTCGGCCTTGGCCCTTCCGGCCTCGTCCATCGCGGCCTCGTCCTGGAGCCTCTTCTGCTCGGCGAAGAACGCGTCGATCTCGTTCTGGGCCTGCTTGGCTGCGGACTTCTTCGCGGCCTCGATGGCCCGGTCGTGCTCGGCCTGGGAGACCCCCTTCGGTTCCGGCTTGGGTTCCGGCTTCGAGGGGACGGGCTCCGGGGCTACCGGGGGCTTGCCCTGGTTCGGTTCTTCATGGGGGTTCGGGTCTGACATCGGAGACAGAATGCGGGACGGCCTGCCGGTTCGCGGGGATGCAGTCCGGAAACGCGAACCGGCCCGGTCCCCCACGACGAGGACCGGGCCGGTTGGTTCAGGGTAGTTCAGTCAGGGTTGGTCAGATACCGTCCTCCTCAGTCTCCCCGATGACCTCGGCCTTGGCCGGTCGCTTGAAGAAGCCGAACTTGGGGTCGTCCTGGGAGGCCTCGATCGTGGCAGTGAACCGGATGATGCAGCCCCGAAGCTCCTGGGCCGGGAGGGAGGAGGGGACTGTGCCCCAGACCTTCCAGCCGTCAGCCGACTGGACCAGCATCTTGAGGGTGGAGCCGAAGTCGTTCTCCACGACCTTCAGGGTGAGGATTTCCCCCTCGATGACCAGGCGGCCGGTCGGGACAGGCAGGGCGGCCTCGGCGGCCTCCAGCTTCCGGGCCTCCTCGGTGGCCCTGTCGGCCTTCCAGGACTTCTGCCGGGTGACTGCCTGGACCAGGGCGTCCAACTGGCGATCGGACAGGTCCATGTAGCGGCGTGCCTTGTAGCGGATGTCCAGGATGAACGTGGTGACCAGGTCCTGATCGAGGTCCTCTTCCAGGGCCTGGACCTGCTCGGCGGTCAGGGTCCCCAGGTAGGCCTCGTACTTGGCCTGCTCCCGGGCGACCTTACGCTCGGCGTTCTTGATCCGGCGGTCCTCCCGGGCCTCTGCGTGCTCGTTGATCTGCTCCGGGGTCCAGGAGGAGGGGTAGGCGTAGACCCGCTCGCCGTTGGGCTCCATGCCGTTCCCGCCGCAGCGGAAGCAGGTGTACCCGGGCCAGCCGGACCAGCCGCCGGTCCCGCCGCAGCGGTGGCAGGAGGCCTGGATGCGGATGAACCCGGGCTTGGTGACAGAGGAGTGGGTGAACTGGGAGGTGCTTGTCGTGGTCATGCCCCCACCCTACACCAACCTGCCTAGACCTGTCTACCCCTGTCTACGTGGAGTGGAGTTGGACGGGGCCCCTGATCTCCAGGTGGGAGGCCGCAGCCGCCTCCACCGCGTACGTGACCCGGGGCTCCGGGAGGAGATGGGGCGCGGAGACCGCCAGGGCGTGCAGGGCCCCGGAGGCCGCCATCGCCCCGGACCCGATCGCCACGTAGGACCCGACCGGGGTGGCGAGTTGATGGGACAGGCACCAGAGGTTCCCCCCGTAGGCCAGGAGGGCGTCCAGGGCCGCACAGTGCCCTTCCTCCTCCCCGGCGGTGACGTGGCGTTCCAGGAGCATGTCCGAGGCCTCCTCCGCCAGGGCCTGCGCCCAGGGGCCCAGCCCCTTCTTGCCCGGGGGGCGGGGCTTCAGGTGCCGGACCAGGACCCCTTGCGCGGCCGCGAACCCGGCACAGCCGAGGAGCACGAACCCGGGCCCGTTCTTCAGGGGGATGCTGTGGACCTTCTGGGCGTGCATCACGCTGTGGGAGTCGTCGGTCAGGACCGAATCAGACCCGAGGACGACCCGTTTCCCGGAGACGACCCCGACGATGACGGTCACCCGCCGACCTTAGGCCGGTGGCGGGACCGGTGGTTCGGCTTCAGGGCCCCCCGGGGGAGGTTCGTTCGGGCCCGGGGGAAGCTCCACCCCCGGTGGCTGAGCCCCGGCCTCCGGTTCCTCCGGTTCCGGCAGGACCCGGTGCAGGTACTCGGCGGCGGCCTCCTCGGACCCGGTGGCGTCGGCCAGGTTCTTGGCGCCCTCGAAGTCAGTCGACTCGATCTGCGTGATCTCCCTGCGGGCGTCCTCGATCGTGAAGCCGCCTGCGACCAGGAGCGCGATCCCGGTGGCCCGGGAGATGGCCTTCGCCTGGAGGAGGGCCACGACGTGATCCACCACCTGACCCTTGTCCAGAGGCAGGAAGGACCCGAAGGCGACCATGGCCTCCGGGGTGGGGCCCGGGGGGAGGACCCCGGCGGTCTGGGCCATGCGCTGCGCGAACTTCAGGAGGAGCCGGTACTTCGGCTCCCGGGCCATCCGGAGGGTCCCGATCAACTGGGCGAAGGGGGCGGCGTCCAGGAGCATCGCGATGCCGGAGGGGGCGTCGGAGGAGTTGACCTTCCCGACCAGGGTGGCCGGGACCTGCGAGTTGACGAAGAGACGGTCCGCGAGCCGGTCGGCGAAGGCCATGACCTTTTCGAGGCCCACGGACAGGTCGAGGAGGGTCATCGCCCCGTCCTTGCCCAGGTTGAAGATCGTCAGGGGTCGGATCGTCTGGTCCTTCGCCTCCGCCCCGGAGAGGGCGATCGCCGGGGCCGCGACGAGCCGGGCCGTCTCCATCAGGTCCGTGTCGGTCTGCCCGATGTCGTCGATGATCTGCGCCACCAGGGTCAGGGAGCCTTGCCCGAAGTGGTCCCTGGAGGCGGGGGTGTTCGGGATGTGGACGAACGGGAGGAAGTCACATTCGAGGTCGATCTGCTCCTTCTCGACCGCGGCCCCCAGGTCCAGGTCGGGGACCTTCGACAGTGTCTTCGCGTCCAGTTCCCACTTGCCCCGGGTGAACAGACAGGTCTCGGTGGAGACCGCCGCCTCCTCGCCCTCCTCCGTCTCCGCCCAGGGGTAGCGCCTACCGGCCCGGATCGTCCCGTCGTCGCCGGACACGGCGATGTTGCCGGTGGCGTCGGAGGTCACGTCCTCCACGTCCTGCATCGTGGCGATCTCGACCAGTTCCCAGGTGTACCGCTCCACGAACCGCTTGGTGGTCTGGTCCGGCAGTCGCTCCTCGATCTCCCAGGCCAGGTGGACCTTCGTCGGGTACCCGTCGCGCTTCGTGTCCAGGACCGGGAAGTACCCGTCCGGTTCGTAGATTTCGACCCGGGGCCAGTCCCCCGGTTGGGGGAACAGGGCGTAGATGGTGTCGCCCAGGTTCACGCAGTCGTCCTCGGCCTCCACCATGAGGGGGGCGAGGAGGACCCGGTCGGCCCAGTCCCGAAGTTCCTGCTGGCGTTCCTGGAGGAAGGGCTGGTCCTGGACGGCCTCCTCCCACTCGTCGATCGTGCGGTTCGCCAGGTCCTTCCATCTGGCCTCGGCCACGGTGAACACCCGCCGGTCGATCTCGTCCGCGTCGTCCGGTACCGGGTCGGGGCGTGGGGGGAGGTCCGGGGCGTCCCCCAGGTCGTCGTCGGCTCCTGGCAGGACAAGCTCGAAGTCGTCGCCCAGGACCCCGGACCGGACCCGCTTCGTCAGGAGTGAGGGGTCGCCGTACTCCCGTTGCTTCTGGCGGCGGACCCAGGTGGCCCGGCGCAGGAGGTTCCTGGTGCTGTTCTTCCGGTACGCGTCGAGGACGTAGTACGCGGAGAGGCGCCTGCGGTCCTCCACGGGGACCCAGGAGGAGACCGGTGCCCGGGAGGCCCCTGACACGGCCATGTAGTGCCCGAGGGGCGAGTACGCGTCCAGGGGCTGCCGGTCTGCCACGCCCTAACCCTGCTCGTCGCCGGGGATGCATTCGGGGATGCAGGGGTCCGGGAACTGGAGGATGAGGGCCCCGGGCCGGGGCTCGACCGGGGAGGTTGGCACCTCCGGCCCGGGGCCGAGCGAGAACGCTGCCACGTATCGCTCGTGGACCCGACCATAGTTCGAGGGGTGGGCGGCGCGGGACTCCTCCAGGGTCATCAGGTGTTCAGCGTGTCGCCAGGGGCGATCTGCACCGTGATCCGGTCCGGTTCCTCCAGGTCCTGCCAGACCTGCTCGGGGAGTTGGACCACGACGTGATAGTCCCCGGTGAAGACGTACTGGTTCGGGTCCGGGGAGTCGGTGCGGTCCAGGACCACCGTGGTCGTCATCATCGTTCCCCCCTAGCTCGGGCGTGTCGCAGTCTCGCCCCACAGGACCGAGAGCAGGTCTCTGTGGGCCTGTGGCGGTTGGTCAGGTACTCAGCCCCGCAGAACGTACAGGACCGTCCCAGGGTCTCGTAGCGACGGTCGGCCTTCGCAGCGCGCTGGTAGCAGGCCCGGGAGCACATCCGGGCGTCCCGGTGGTAGGCGGTGAAGTCCTGGCCGCAGACCTCGCAGGGCTTCGTCTTCGCCATCCGGGCCCGGCCCTCCGGGGTCCACATCTGAGTGCCGTGCTGGGAGTGCCAGGCCCTTCCCTCCGGGGACCGGTGCCAGGCGGCGGCCTCCTCCCGAACTGAGGCAAGTTGGGCAGCGACCCGGGCCCGGGTCTCCGGGTCCTGGTAGCGCTCCAGGACGTGGCGTCGGACATGCTCCGGACCGGGGAGGGCCTCCAGGTTCTCCGGGGCATTGTTCAGCCAGTTGTGGTCGATGTGGTGGATATGCCAGCCAGGGGGGATGGGGCCGTGGAGGTCCTCCCAGACCTGCCGGTGCAGGGCTACCCGGTCCCCGTCGATGAAGTAGCGCCCGACCCGGTAGAAGGTCCGCCCGTTGTAGATCACCTGGTCTGCCACGACCAGAAGACTAAATCATCGGAAGGAGTCCTCACCGGATAGGACCTCATCCCAGTCCTGGGACGTGACCCCGAAGGTACTGGGCGGGTCAAAATAGGCGAGCAGGCAGGCGTCGGCGTCGTCCGGGGAGTCCCCACCCAGACGCTTCCGGATATCGTCCTTCGACTCGATCTGGATGCGCCCGTTGATCTCCTTGTACTGCGGGATCGCCAGTTGGTTCATCAACTCCTCGATCTCCAGTCGCCGGATACGGGCCGCCTCCGACTGGTCCTCCAGGTCAGGGCCGGAGAGGTCCACGACCTGGTCCTGGAAGAGGCGGCGCCCCACCTCCCACCACAGCCAGGCCCGGAGGTTCGTGTAGTTCTCCGGGTCGGGGGCAGCCTCGGCCACGTTGACCGCTACCACGTCCAGGTCAGGGAAAGAGCGCCGGAGCCCTCCCACAATCCCGAAGCCGACGCCGATGGAGTCGACCTTCACTCGGGCCGGGTGAGCCTCCAGGATCGCCTCCTCACATTTCCGGAGGACATCTTCCGGGTCGGAGGACTGGACAGACCAGCGCCTGCCGAGCTTCCCGCCCATCCGTTCCCAGATGACGGTCTCGTCGCCCAGTTCGGACCCGGCCACGTCGATCCCCAGTTGGACGGGAACCCGGAGGGGGCCGATCTTGGCATCGGTCGCGCAGGCCCGCAGCCAGGACCAGAGGATGACGCCAGAACTCGCGTCCGGGGGGAACCGGCCCTCCACCTTCGACAACCAGAGGGGGGAGCCCTCACCCCACTTCCGGCGCCGCTCCTCCAGCCAGACCCGGGACGGCAGGTAGTGC